GGTGCTGGACGCCGGCTGCGGCGTGGGCGAGGTGGCGCGCCTGATGGCGGCGCAGCGGCCCGACCTGGCCTTCATCCTGATGAACGTCAGCCAGTTGCAGTTGTCGCACTGCCCGGTCGGGGAGCAGTTCTTCCCGGCGCTGGACGATTGCCACCATTGCCGGCTACCGAACGAATTTGTCGATGCCGCCATGTACTCCAGCGCGCTGTGCCAGATGGACACCATGGTCGCGCTGTGCGAGGCGCGGCGCGTCATGAAGCAGGGCGGCGTGCTGCTGATCAACGACATGGTGCGCACCAAGGGCACCGTCGACGAGATGGAGCAGGCCATGGCGGCGCGCGTGCTCACCCGCAACGAACTGGTGGACACCATCGCCACGGCCGGCTTCATCGTGACCAGCATCGATTTCCCGCCATACAGCGCGGCGCACTTCGAGGACATGCTGGAGCAGGAGGGCATCGCACATCTGTTGGACGGCATCGTGCCGATCGTCATCCGGGCGGTCGCCATGCCACTGAATAAAGGGGGTGAATAATGGACTTCGGCGGCTTTGCACAGGGGTTCTTCAATGGCGTGCAGATGGGCAATATGTACAACAACGCCATGAAGCAGTACAAAATTGACCAGGTGCGCGAGCAGGGGATGGAAGAAGCCAAGCAGTCCCGCTCCGACGCCGTGTCCGGCATGATCAAGGACAATGGCATTGGCCTGAACCAGAACCAGGCTGCGAACGAGCCGACAAGCGGGCCGAAGGCTGGACAGATCGTGCCGGACACGCCCGAGGTGCGGACGCAAGCTGTGCCCGCCCCGCCAAGCGTGATGTCGCCGCAGGACGCCGCAGACCAGGCGCCGGCCAGGCCGCAGGGTCTCCCGGTCGCGTCGACTGTCTCCCCGGCGGCCGCGCCGCCAGCACCATCGATGACGCCAGCCGCCCCGGCACCGACTGCGCCCGTTGCCAGCGGCGCGCCAACGCCGGACGCCACTGGCGCCACCAATCCGGCTGCCGCCGGCATCATCCCGCCCGCCGCCACCGCGGCCCAGGCGCGCAGGCGCTTTTCCGTGGGCGACGCCTCGTTCGATACCATCGAGGAAGCGCGCGCCCATGCCGAAAAGAATGCGCCATCGGTCACCGACTTTTTCATGAAGAACGCCGTGCCGAAAATCAGTCAGGCCTACCTGCAACAGGGGGATGTCGAAAAGGCCGAGGCCTGGGACAAGTACGCCAAGGAGAAGGCCAACCAGCGCAACATGGAGACCTGGGCCAAGGCCTATCGCGCTGCGCAGTCGGGCGACATGGAAAAGGCTGCCGACCACGCCTTCGAGCTCTACAAGTCTTACGACGACGGCATCACGCCGATCTCCAAGGAGGTGGTCAAGGACAAGGACGGCAACGTCACCGGCTTCAACGTCAAGCTGAAAAACGATGACACGGGCGAGGTGCGCTCGCAGTTCGTTGGGCAGCGCGAACTGGTCGAGATGGGCATGTCGGCGCTGTCGCCGCCGGCCATGTTCGAGCAGGCCTACAAGCGCCAGCAGACCGCCGATGCCGCACGCTTGGCCAGCGCCCAGAAGGCCGCCGACGAACAGCGCAAACTGCAGGCCCAGGCAACGATTCAAGGTCAGCGCGATGCAGCCGCCATGGAGCGCGAAAAGCTGAAAGGCCAGCAGCGCCTGGAGCAGATCAGCGTCGAGCAAGGCATCAAGGACGCGTCGATCGGCAAGGCCGAAAAGGCCAAGCTGTCGGCCAAGGTCGAGGCGCTGCGCGGTGCTGGCTATGACGAGGATACCATCAAGGGCATGCTGCCGCAGATGCTGGGCGTGGGCGAGCACAAGAAGACCACCGACCCGACAGAGCGCCGGGCGCTGGTGTTCGACACCCTGTCGAAGAACGATCCGAAGTTCGCCAAGGCGACGCCAGAGGAGAAGGCTGCCAAGGTCGAGCAGGCCATGAGCGTGATCTACGCCACCGGCAAGGCGCCGGCGGCGCCAGCGGCAGCCGAGCCCGCCAGCCCGGCGGCGACGCCCCAGGCCACCCCGGCGGCACCGCAGGCGCGTGGCATCCCGGTCTATGACACCAAGACCGGCAGGACCATCCTGCTCGACCCGGTGACGCGCAAGCCGATCCAGTAATGGTTTGATGGGAGAACCACTTGCGCTAAAATCGCAACATCTTATTCGGTGCGAGGCGTGCAAGTGGCAAATCCTAATCCCTTCCTGCGGTCTCCGACCGATACCCTGGTTGACGAGCTGAACGCCCAGGCGGCGCAGCCCGTCACCCTGCCGGAAGTTCCCAAGGCGGCACCCGCACCGAAGGCTGATATCGAGCCGCCGGCTACTCCTTCGATGCCGAAAGCCGAGGCATCGGCCAAGACGCCGAACTGGCTGCCCAATGCCAACCTGATGCCGATCTTCGAGTCGGCCGCGCAACAATACAACGTGCCGGTCAACGTCGTGATGGCGCTGGCCAACCAGGAGAGCCGCTACAACCCGAATGCCATCGGCCAGCAGACCGAATGGGGTCGCGCCAAAGGCATCATGCAGTACCTGGACAGCACAGCCAACGGGCTGGGCATCAATCCATTCGACCCGGCCGAGGCCATTCCCGCTGCCGCCAAGCAGATCCGCGAGCGCCTGGACAAAGGCTACTCGATGGAGGATGCGGTCAAGGAACACTTCGCCGGCCCGGACCGTGCCAAGTGGGGCCAGAAGACCGCCACCTATGGCCGCGAGGTGATGGAAAAGGTCGGCAAGATCGGCGATGCGCTGGGCGCCGCGCCCGCCGCCGACAGCACCGCATCCAGTCAGTCGCAGGTCGACCTGGCGCAACTCCAGAAAGACCTCGATGGCGATGATGCCGGCCGCTACAAGGTGCTGACAGACGACTTTACGGCCACCCATTTCAGCCCGGCGCTGATGGACCGCGGCGCCTACGAGCAGACCTTCCGCCAGAACAACCCGGGTGCCAGTCAGGCCGCCGTCGACTACGCCATGGGCGAGTACGACAAACAGGCCCAGCAGCGCGCGGCCGCGCCGACCGTCGAAAACCGTTTCAAGATGCTGCAAGACCCGAACGCGATGTTCGACCAGCGCCTGAACCAGAAGCTGGCCGGGCGCGGCAGCGGCATCGTGCCGGCGCTGCCCGACCTGCAGGCTGCCACAGCACAGCCAACACCCCCGGCACCGAAGCCGACCTTCGACCCAGCCAAGGCCGAGGAGGAGAGTGGTTTCAGTGCTGGAGCATCCTACCTGGGCCGCTCGCTACAATCCGGCATGTATGACGTTATCGGTGCCGGTGCCCGCATCCTCGACGCGATGAACCCATGGACACTCTCGCCCAGCGATGCAGCGGTGCTGTACAAGGATGATCCGGCCAAGCTGAAACAGATGCAGGATGCAGGCGCCGCCCTGATCCTGGACCGCTTCGCCCGCTCCATGACGCAGAACGCCGAGGAGGCGCAGGCGGCAATGTCCGACCGCGCCAAGCGCGACTATGCCGGCCTGGAATACGCCACCACCGACCTGAACAAGGCGGCCTATACGTCGCCAGTGAAGGTGATCGGCGACGCGGTGCGCTCGTTGCCGACCACGGCGGCCATGGCTGTTTCCGTCTACCTGACCCGCGGCGCTGCGCTGCAGGCCGAGAAGCAGGCCCTGGCCGCCGGCCTGGGCGAGGAGGCAGCGCGCCGCGCGGCGGTCCAGGCCGGTGCGAAAGTGATGTCCGGCGCAGGGGCCGTAACCGAGGGTGCCACCGGTTACGCCCAGCAGGTCAACCAGTCGACCTCCGAAGCAAGCAAGCTGTCTATGTCGGAGATCGCCAAGTCGCCGAAGTTCCAGCAGCTCGTGCAGGAAGGTTTTTCTCCAGAAGCGGCGCGCGCCAAGATCATCGCCGACACGGGCGAGCAGGCCGGCCAGATCGCGGGCATTGTCGACGCGGCCGTCAACCATGTCGGCGGCGAGTTCCTTGGCAAAATCCTGACCGAGGGCGGCAAGCTGATCCCGCGCATCATGAAGGGCGCGGCGAACGAGGCGGCCACCGAAACCGTGCAGAGCGCCGGCGAGCAGGTCGGCGGCAACCGCGCCACCCAGCAGAATATCAACCCGAACCAGGATTTGAGCCAGGGTGTCGGCGAGGCGGCTGCCGCCGGCGCTGCCGTGGGCGGCCTGATGGGTGGCGTGACGGCTGGTGCCGGTGGTCGTGGCCATACCGAGCAAGCAACCCAGCAGCCTGCTGCGCAACCTGCAGCCCAGACGGCGGTGCCAGCCGCTGCACCCATCGCACCGCCCACCCAGGTTGCGCCGATCCCCGCCGCCGCCGTGCCGGCGCCGAAGTCCAGCACCCCGCTTACCTCCTCCGTCGAGCGCAGCGCCGAGCAGCCTCAGCGCGTGGTCGGCATCACCAAGGACGGCGCAACTGCCGTCGGTGCCGTGCGCGAGTACCGCGAGGATGGTGATGGCAAGTTCCTCGCCCGGATCGTCGGCGATGACGGCCAGGTCTACACCGTCACCGACGAGGACGGCGTGCAGCTCGTGCCGGTTGAGGAGGCCAAGGGGCCATTGTCGGCCTCGCTGGACACCGCCGCCGATCAGCATGCCGCCGAGCAGGCGCAAGCCCAGCCACAAGCGACGCCGGAAGCCGCTGTTCAACCAGCGTCAGAACCGCCTGCAACCCGCATGGATACTGGCATTGAGCCGCTGTCCGAGCAGGCGGAACCCGCCGCGCCAACCATCCCGACGCAGCCGGCGGCGCCGACCGCGCCAGCCGACATGACCGACGACCAGTTGCGCACCAGGATGCAGTACCTGGCCGGCCAGTTCAAAGGTGCCGTGGACCGCGGCGTGCAGAAGAAGATCGCGCTCGAGCGCCGCGCCATCGAGAAGGAAATCAACGCCCGCGCCAAGGTGGCCGAGCAAACCACCAAGGAGACGACGAATGTACCAGTGGAACAGCCTGTCTCACCCGGCCGCAATCAGGTTTCTGCGCCGATCGAGCCAGCTAACCAGGCTGGAGCAGCGCCGACTGCGCAGTTGGATGCAGCGGCGAAGCTTCCCGCTGCCGGACGACCTGTTCGAGGCGTGGGAGAAAGTGTGGCTGATGGCGGTGGAGCCGCTGTCGCCCAGCCTGCATTGACCGACGAGCACGCCGGCAAGGAATTCGTCAGCGACACCAAGGCGCGCGCCTACATTGCCAAGAACAAGATCGGCGCCACGCACTACGTCAAGCGCATCGCCCCGGGCGAGTTCGAGGTGCGCCGCCGGCCGGGCGATGGCGCCACCATGGCCACCGCCGCCGACAAGATCGCCAAGCAGGAGGAGGCGGTGCGCAAGGCGTCCGAAAGCCTGGCAGCACGCAAAGCAGAGAAAGAGCAGCAAGCTGCGCCGGCCACTACCATCAAGGAGATAACGGGCCGTAACCTGGGCAAAGGCTGGCGCGCCTTCAAGCCAGAAACTGGAACGCTTGGTATCGCCCGCGCGAAGATGCCGCAGATCGCGTCCACATTGCGCGGCCCGCTGGTCAACTTCCTCAACGCGCGCGGCACGGCGCACGAGCATGTCGAGGTACCGGCCAGCGAACTGAAGCCGACGCAGCGCGAATTCTCGCCGGAGAAGGTGGCGCAGTCGCAGGACAACAGCGGCGGCGAGCGCTCGGTGCTGATCTCGTCCGACAACCACGTGCTGGACGGGCATCACCAGTGGCTGGCGCAGCTTGGCAGCGATGAGCCGGTCAAGGCCATCCGCCTGCACGCGCCGATCCGCGAACTGATCGACCAGGTGCGCGAGTTCCCGAGTGCTGAAACCGCAGCAACGACCGAGCAGCAGCAAACCGTAGCAAACCCCACCATTCAAGGAGATAGCAATGGCATCGACCAACGTCCCGAGCAGCAGCCCAATGGCGAAAAAGCAGTACAGCGGAAACAAAAAGCCAGCCGCGCCAGCAAAGAAAAAGCCAGCACCAAGTCGCAAACCGACAACACCCGCGTACTGACCGGGCAGGGTGAGCTATACTCGGTGAGCGGCGAGCCCGCTACAAAGGGAGATAATGATGAAAACAGCAAGTCTGGAACCGATCGATCCGGCGTACAAGCCGACCAAGAGCCTCGAACAATTGGCGGCCGCGCACCCCGAATGGGTTGGGCTGAACAAACTCGTCTCCGAACCAAAGGCGGCGAACCAGCCACCATCTACCGTGGCGCCAGCCGCGCGCTAAGCGCCGCCGACTTCGACAGCAACGCCCTTGGCCACGCCACCAGCCGCCCGAGCAGCGGCCTTGGCGTGTGGTTTTCTGCCAACAAAGAGGATGCGGCGCGCTACGGCGACCGGGTCGAGAATTTCCATCTCGATATCCGCAATCCGAAGGTCTACAAAAATTCCGATATCCCGGCATTTGACAGCGTCCAGGAAGCACAGGCCTTTGCGCGCAAGCTGCAATCGCAGGGCTATGACGGTATCGCACTGGACTATCGTGGCCTGGGCGGCCCGTTGCAGTTCGTCGCCTTCCACCCGGATACCGTCATCCAGCCGAATGCGCGCAGCAGCTACTCCGTTGCTGGCGAGGAGGCGGCCAGCGCAATCTCCCGTCTGATGCAGGACAAGGCTGGCGAGGCCACGATCAATGTGCCCAGCGTGGGCGAAGTCACCATCCCCTATGGCGATGCCAAATCCGGACTGGCGCACATCGCGCGCCGCCGCGGCGAGAACTTCATCCCGCGCGTCATCAACCTGCTGCAAAACGGCACCGTCTACGAGAAAGAAGGCCAGAAGGGCCGCATCTTCCTGGGGCACGGCGCCGACGAGGCGGTGCTGAGCCTGGACCGCGACGGAAAGGCCGGCACCTGGCTGCTGAGCGCCTACGAGAAGTATCCCGACCTGAAAGCGGCGCGCCTGTCGGAAGTGGCCGAGGAGCGCATGCCGGAAGGCCAGTATTTCACCAAGGAAGACCTGCACCGGAGCCTGACCAGCCGCGGCATCCTGGGCCAGGTGATCGCCAGCATGGTCGATGCCGGCGTGGTGAAGCTGCATGGTGGCCCAGGGAAGCTGCCGGGCAAGGCCAAGAACGTCAAGGGCGTGCAGGCGGTGACCATGCCGGACGGCACCATCCACATGGTGGCCTCGAACCTGACGCCGCGCACCGCCTTCCCAGTGCTGATGCACGAGATGTTCCACCAGGGTGGCGAGAAGCTGATCGGCACCAAGGAATGGGGCAACCTGATGGGCCGCATGGGTTCGCTGTACCGCCAGTCCGAGCGGTCGAGCGGCAAGGCGCGCGAGTTCTACGATCGTGCCCGGGCCCGCGTGGATGCCGCCCGCAAGAAGGGCGCCGTGGGCAAGGCCATGGAGGTGGAGGAATTCGCCGCCTACGCGATCGAGGAATACGAAAAATCGCCGGAGAGCCTGCCGGCCGCCATCCGCAAGTGGGTGGAAGACCTGATCGGCATGGTCAAGGCCTGGGCGGTGCAGCGCTATGGCAAGCAGCTCGGCCAGGTCACGCCAGCGCAGCTCGCGGCTTTCGCGCGCTGGGCGCTGATGGACGTGGCCGTGGAGCGGCGTGGGGAAATCTTCGGGCCGATGGGCGAACTTTTCAGCGTCGGCACCAACCAAACTGATACGCCAGCCTTCCGCAAATGGTTTGGCGACAGCAAGGTCGTGGACGAGAACGGCGCGCCGCTGGTGGTCTATCACGGCACCAGTGCAAGGGACGATTTCACCCAGTTCAAAACGGACAACGAGCTGGGCGCGCATTTTGGCAATGTCGAGCAGGCTAACTACTTTGCTGATGATGTCGGTACGCGGGTCATGCCAGTATATTTGCGCATCGAAAACCCCGTGCGGCTGGAAGATCGTGGGTCGTTCCTGTCGGCGGATGTGGTACCGCAATTGCAGGATCAGGGCCTGCTTCCGGAAGATTTCAAGGCAGAGGCCAAGGGCATTAACTTCTCGCCGGAACGCGAGCGCGCCAAATCGGCGGCCATTCAATCCGCCCTGAAAAAAGCCGGTTTCGACGGCGTGGTGTACCACAACACGCAAGAGGGTTCCGGCAACTCGTACATTGCTTTCGACGCCGACCAGGTGAAATCCGCCATCGGCAACAATGGCGAGTTCGACGCGGCCAACCCGGACATCCGCTACTCCGTCGCGCCGGACGAGGAGTTCAGCACCGATCCGGTGGAGCTGACGCCGCCCAAGCAGGGTGCGCTGCGCTCGATCCAGTCGGCAGTGCAGGACAGCATGAGCCGCGTCAAGCAGGTGCAGGACCGCATCACCAAGCTGGCTGGCCGCACCATCAGCGAGATGGCCGACTACTACCTGGCCGAGACGAACCGCCCGGGCCGCATCGCCGCGCGCCTGGAGGATGCGCAGAACCTTCTGTTCAAGCCGCTGATGGAGCGCCTGGCGAAGTCCGGCTTCACTCCGGAGCAACTGTCGGACCTGCTGCACGCCCAGCACGCCGAGGAGCGCAATGCCTGGGTGGCGCGCATCAACCCGAAATTCGGCGACACCGAGAAGACGCCAGGTTCCGGCATGTCGGACTCCGTGGCGCAGGAGATCCAGAGGCAGCACGCGGACGACACCGAGCTGCTGGCCATCGCGCAGCAGGCGCGCGACCTTGCCCGTGCCACGCTCGACCTGAAGCTGGCCTATGGACTGATCAGCCAGGAGAGCTACGATGACATCTCGACGCGCTACGAAAACTACGTGCCGCTCAAGGGTGACGGCGAGTACGGCCCGAAGATCAAGAGCGCCATGGGCCACGAGGCACGCGAGGAGCACATCCTCGAGAACATCTCCCGCGACTACCAGCAGGCGGTGATCGTCGGCGAGAAGAACCTGGCCCGCCAGTCGCTGCTGCGCCTGGTGCTGCAGAACCCGGACCCGGACCTGTGGACGGTCGGCGTGCCGCCCAAGGGCCGCTACATCGCCGGCAAGGTGTACGACATCTTCAAGGGCTCGGAGCAGGTGGCGTCGTTCACCTCGAAAGCCCAGGTGCAGGCCTTCCTCGAGGACCGCGGTGCCAACGCCGGCTACACGGTGCGCGACAGCGCCGGCGAGCAGGTCAAGGAGTTCGCCCGCCCGCTGCAGGACAACGAGGTGATGGTTTATGTGAAGGGCGACCCGGTGCGCATCCAGATCGGTGACGAGAAGCTGGCGCGCCAACTGCGCCCGATCATCGAAAGCCGCGACCTGACCCGCTGGTTTATCGAGAAGATGCGCAGCCTGAACCGTTTCAAGGCGGCGATCTACACCGGGCGCAACCCGGCCTTCATCCCGCGAAACATGGCGCGCGACGCCATGACCGGCACGCTGAACATGACCGGCCACCACGGCGCCCAGGTCGCGGCCAAGGCGTGGGCAAAATATCCATCCGCCTTCAAGGGCATGCTGCAATACGCTGCCACCGGCAAGGTGCCGGAAGGTGAGTTCGGCAAGATGCTGACCGAGTACCGCCAGCATGGCGGGAAGGTTGGCGCCTCGCACATGTCGGACCTGGAGCAGCAGGGCAAGACCCTGGCCCGCATGTTCGACGACGCCTATGGTGCCGGCGGCTTCCTGCGCGACGGGCGCATGGGCAAGGCTTCCTGGGTCGCCAGCCGCAAGATGATCGGCGGCCTGGCGCACGGCATCGAGATCGTCAACCAGGCGGCGGAGAACGCGCTGCGCCTGTCGCTCTACGCCACGCTGCGCCAGCAGGGCGCGACACCGGCCAAGGCGGCGCAGGCGGCCAAGACGGTGACCGTCGACTTCGACCGCAAGGGCGAGGCGACCGGTGTGCTGGGCGCGCTGTACCTGTTCATCAACCCGGCCATCCAGGGCACGGCCAACATGGTCAAGACGCTGGCGGCGGGCGAGCACAAGGCGCAGGCCTGGTCGCTGGTCGGCGCGCTGACGCTGGCCGGCATGCTCACCGCCGGCGCCAACATGGACGACGACAAGGAGCGCTGGCTGGGCGAGGAGTGGGACGCGCGCACCAAGAACTACATCCGCTACATCGGCAATCGGAAGATCAGCATCCCGCTGTCGCAGGAATATTCGCCGTTCTACGCGGCCGGCGCCGCCCTCGCCGAAGCGCGCCGCGGCGAGAGCGCCATGAAGTCGTCGCTGCGCCTGTTCTCCTCGTTCCTCGACGCCTACTTCCCGCTGCAAGGCGCCTTCCACCCGGACAGCGACAACCATGCCGCCGACCTGGCCATGGCGACGGTGCCGACCGCCATCCGGCCGCACGTGGAGAGCGCCTTCAATCGCAACAGCTTCGGCAGCCAGATCGTGCCGGAGAACGAGCAGACCAAGAGCCGCCCGGACAACCTGAAAATGAACCGCAGCACCAAGGGCACGGTATACGACAAGGCGGCGCAGGGCATCGCCGCGGCGGGCGAACTGCTGGGCGCCGGCAAGTACGAGAACGACATCACCAAGGTCAGCCCGGAGACGTTGAAGCACCTGTGGCGCACCTACACCGGCGGCCTGGGCCAGTTCATCACCGACTCGGCAGGGCTGGCCGCGCTGATGGGCGAGGACCTGTCGCAGGTGGAGAGCTCCGACGTACCGATCGTCAAGGACTTCGTGAAGCCGCAGGACGTGAAGGCCGTGCGCAGCCGCTACTACGACCTGGCCAAGGAGGCCAAGGCAGCGCAGGAGGAATTCCGCCAGGCCAAGAAAGCGGGCGATGACAAAGCGATGGACAAGATCATGGGCGATGCCGAGAAGGAGAGGCTGCTGGGCCTGGCGAAGACCGTCACCAGCACCAACAAGGCGGCCGCAGCACTCGCCGACGAGAAGGTCGATGTGCTGGCCGACGATAGCCTGAGCACGGCGAAAAAGCGCGAAAAACTGAAGGAAATCGAGAAGGAAGAAGATGAGCTCTACCGCGACGCCATCGACGCCTTCAAGTGATCAGCGCCGGCGCCGGTCGTCGGCGTCGAGCTGCTTCACCGCCGCGCGCACGCGCCGCAGCCTGGCGATCTCGGCCTCGGCCGCCTTGCTGACCACCTCGCGGATGAAGGATGCTTTGGAGAAAATGGCGCGGTTCTCGACCAGCCAATCCAGCATGAGCATCAATGGCTCGCTGACGGGCGTATTCAAGCCGTACATGCGGGTGGGATCGCCCTTCGTCCAGGGGGCGGGATCATTGTGTTTCGGACGTTTTCTGGACGGAGCTGCAGGATGTGACTTGCGGCGCGGCTTCGTGTTGACCATGCGGGCGACTCGCTAACAGCACGATACGGGAGAAAACAGTATGGCACTAAACCATCCTCGCAAGCGACTTGCTTTGCGCAAATATTGGTTTCAAAATCAAACCACTAGCGTTAAAATCTGGCCAACTTCAACTAACCCGCCGGATCGCATGAACGACGAATTCCGCCAGGCATCCGACCTGATCAAAGACCCGTCAGCCGTGTCATGGACCACATATTTCTGGGTGGTATTCGTGGCAGCGTGGGGAGGGGTGGTGAGGGTAATTCGGAAGTCGAAGCTAGGCGGCAAAACCTGGCAGCAAGTCGTGATGACATTGATCGTTGAGATGATCATCTCGAGCTTTGCCGGGGTGGTTACCTTCTTCTTGTGTCAGCAGAACAATATTGCACCGTTCTACACGGCGGTGATGACCAGCTTGGCGGGCTACATGGGCGGCTCGGCCTTGGATGTGCTGGAAGCGGTCTATCGGGCCCGTGTCAAAGGGGGTAGTGATGACGCTTGAGCAATTGATGGCGCTGTATCCAGCGGCTGGCCGCTCACGATGCGAGCAGTTCCTGTTGCCGCTGGCATCGGCCATGTCGGAATTCGGCATTGATACACCGGCGCGGCAGATGGCTTTCCTGGCACAGATCGGCCACGAGAGCGGGCAACTGCGCTACACCCGCGAAATCTGGGGCCCGACCCCCGCCCAGAAAGGCTACGAAGGCCGCAAAGACCTGGGCAACACCTGGCCCGGCGACGGTGAGCGCTTCAAGGGCCGTGGGCTGATTCAAATCACTGGCCGCACCAACTACGCCACCTGCAGCCAGGCGCTGCACCTTCCTCTGACCGACAAGCCGCAACTCCTCGAGGAGCCGATCAACGCCTGCCGCTCGGCGGCCTGGTGGTGGTCTGCGCATGGGCTGAACGCGCTGGCAGACCAGGGCGACATGAAGGCCATCACCAAACGCATCAACGGCGGCTTCAACGGTCTGGATGACCGGCTGGCGCTGTACGACAGAGCCAAACAGGTGCTGGCATGACGATCTCCATATCCGTCACCGTCCTGATCGTCGTCGCGCTCGCCATCATGTGGACGCTGTGGCGCGCGCACCAGCGCAGCGACATCGACTTCAACCTGTTCGACCTGCTGATGGAGAACGGCCGTGTCAGCAAGATCGCCGTAGCCTTCATGCTGGTGCTGGTCGTGTCGACCTGGGTGATCGTCTCCCTGACCGTCAATAACCGCCTGACCGAAGGCTACTTCTCCGCCTACGGGATGATGTGGGTGGCGCCACTGGTCGCCAAGGTGGTTTTCAACAAGACCGAGCCGCCGGCGCCGGGAGGCCAGAATGGGTAGCTTGCTCGCCGCGCTCAAGGCGCGCGTCACGCTGATCGTCGCTAGTATCGCCCTGATTGCGGCCTTCGGCGCCGGCTTCGCGCTGCAGGGCCTGATCAAGGACAGCGAGATCGCTGACATCCAGCTCGAGCACGAGACCCAGGTGGCCGACGCCTACGCCGCGCGCAACGTCGCGCTGGAGCTGGCCCGCGCCGTCGAGCACAAGGCCGCCGAGGATATCGCCGCGGCGCACGCAAAATTTGTGGAGGATCAACAACATGAACGAGCCATTACGCAGCGCCGCATTGCTGACCTTGCTGCTGGCAATGAGCGGCTGCGCGTCGCTGTCGAAGTTGCCACCGTCGCCACCGGCGTGCCCAGCGGCGCCACCTGTTCCAGCGGAGGTGATGGTCAAGCGACAGCGACTATCGCAAGACCAGTTGCAGCGAGACTTGCAGGGCGATACGCCGACTACAACGAGCTCGTCGACCAGATAACCCTGTGCCAGGCCACCGTCGAGGCCTTCCAGCGCGAGATGACGCCCGTCAAACCGTAGCGCTGTAGCGTGCGGTATGATAGGGCATCATTCAACCCGCGGAGGGTGTTATGTACGACGAGCTGAATTTTCGTAACCAGCAGGGCGACGGCAGGATCGCGCTGGCCGCTGCTGCCATGGGTGTTGTTGCAACGCCACTGATCGCGTGGCTCGGCTGGCCCGCCGTGTTCATCGGTGCCGGCGCCACGGCTGCGCTGGTCGCCCGTAAGATCATCAAGTTCTGACCTGTCCAGGTCGTCTCCTCGCTCCACCTGGAGCGCTTCAACCCTCGCCACACGGCGGGGGTCTTTTTCTATCAATTTCCCAAAAGTGGTGCTATATTCTAACCAGCGGTCAGGATTTCCTGATCGTCCGATTTCCAAATGGAGGCGGTCATGGTTCAAGCAAAGAAACCCACGAAGGAAGAAGTGCGGTCATGGCTCAACCAGCGGAAGGCTGAACGCACGCCGCCGCCATCGCCTGACCAGATCCGCCGCGAGCTTGGGTGGCACATGGTCCCCTACAACACACAACGCTGAACCCGCCATGACGCCCTTTCGGTGGGGTGGCCGGCCACGGGGAAATGGCCGGGGACTTTCGCCCTGGAGCTGGCCGGGGCTCACCGAAACCCAGCGTGCAAGGCGCCTGCTGCTTTAAGTGGGTGCAACCGCCCGGCCTGCTGAGAACAGGTCGGGCGGATGTTTCACAGAACACTCCACCCCAAAAAGCGCCGCAGGCAACCGGCGTCCCAGTCAGGGGTAAATGGCTGGGGGCAAAAAGCCGGGAGCTGGCCCGGTGCTGGTTGCTGCCAGAGGGAAGGGCGCTCGATGCTATAATCGGTGCAACAAAACGTCGTGAGACGCTGGCGCCCGCTTCGTGCGGGCGTTGACCTTTCTGGTCAACCTCAATCCATCATGACAACACTCACCGCCGCGCGCCTGCGCGAACTTCTGCACTACGACCCTGAGACAGGGATTTTCACATGGAAGGTATCCACGAAAAAAATTCGCGCTGGGCAGACTGCCGGCTCGAAGAATAGGGAGGGGTACATCAACATCCAGATACAAGGATGCAAGTGGAAGGCTCACAGACTTGCTCTACTGTATGTCACTGGATACATGCCCGCGATGCAGGTAGACCACATAAACGGCAACCCAATGGACAACAGATTATGTAACTTGCGGGAGGCATCGCATACTGAGAACAGGCGAAACGCTGGCGTGCAGCGCAACAACAAATCCGGCTTCAAAGGTGTCTGCTGGAGTAAGCAAAACAAAGGATGGCATGCACAGATTAGCATTGACGGCAAAAGGACCAGCCTCGGCTACTTCAGTACGCCGGAATCTGCCCATGAGGCTTATAAGATTGCCGCAAAGCGACTACATGGCGAATTCGCTAATTTTGGCAAATTAGCCTCAGCCACTTCCACCCTTCCATGCAATCCCCGCGCTGACGCAGGTGCGTGTAGCGCTTGAGCGACTGCCAACTCCGATGGCCGCTGACCGCCGCCGCGTGTGGGATCGTCCACCCCATCTCGAATAATCGGCTAACGCCATGATGGCGCAGATCATGGAAGTGCAGATCCTCGATGCCAAGGAACTGGCAGGCGCGCGTGAAGGCTGCACCGATGGCGTCGGTGGAGCATGGAAAGATGCAGGCGTCGCGCCGCGGCTGGGCCCGGATGATGGCCTCGGCTTCCGGCGGCAGGTCGCACCACATATCATTGCCGATCTTCTGCCCGGGGTGCTTCATGTCGCGCACCAGAATGCGGCCAGGCTCGAGGTCAGCCCATTCGATGCGCGTGATCTCTTCCAGCCGACGCGTCGAGTAGATGGCGAAGGCGGTGATGGCCTGCATGGGCACCGAGTCGACGCGCCGCGCTCGCACCTGCCCGAAGTGGACCATGAGGCGGTCGAGTTCATCCGGCGACGGGCGTCGAGTGCGTGCCGAGCTCTTGCCGGTGATGCCGAGCCGCTTCGTGACGACGAAGGCGTCCTGCATGGCCTGTTGCGAGAGCAGATAGCCCCAAGCCGGCCGCGCCACAGCAAACACCGCGCCCAAGTGCGACAGGTAGTTCGCCACGGTCTGCGGCTTGCCAGTGAGACGCTGCGCAAAGGCCACGATGTCTTCGCTGCCGATCCGTGAGCACGGCATCTCGGCCAGTTCATCGTGGCAGATGGCGCGCAGCACCTGAGCCTTGGTGCGTCCGATCTCCTTCTGCGACTCGGCGATGTAGCGCTCGATCACCGACGCCAGCGGTGCATCCTCCTGCCGGTCCAGAGCGCCCGGCTCGGCCATCTCCACCTCGCGCTTCTTCAACCAGGCCTGTGCTGCAGCCTTGCGCGCGAAGGTTTCCGTGGCTTTATAGGCTCGTCCATTGCGCATGATGCGCACCCGCGCCATGTAGCGCACCGTTCCGTCCTTGAGGGTTTTCGTCGTGATGCTGCCCATGACACTGCCGTATTTGGTACTTTCCGGTGGCAGTTGGTACCTTGGTGCCAAGCACTGGTCAAGAATGAGCACCCAGGCGCCGGAATGGTGCTGCAATCAAACCATCGGTCACGGGATAGCACCCGAGGGAAATTTCAGGAACAAGAGCAATTGCAATGGGTTATGAAATTGCCAAATTTGCCATCGCCCCGATGATGGACTGGACAAACTGAGCCTAATTCAGTAGTAGTTTCAATGGCTTAGTTGGGTATGTTTTGTCCATGTGACAGAAATGTAGTACCAAAAAATCATCACAGGCCGATTAGGGCGCGAATGATCTGCCCATTTTGAGCTGTTCGTACTCTTTCTGCGCGGCGGCTCTCTGCCGGTCGATGTAGTCCGCCAGGTCGGCGATGTGCACACCGCGCGCTCCCTTCTGCGATCGCTCTGCGCGGAATACCGGAATGTCGAGCTCGCCCAGCGCCGCCTTCCGCTGAAACTTCATCACCGACAGGTGGCTGAAATAGTCGCGGCACACATCCTCAAGCGGGATGACCGCCTTGCCGCCGTACTGCGCCATGAGCAGGAAGATCGTGTTGACCGACATAGGGCACCTCGTTGTTGCGGCGCGAGTTCAACCAGTCCCGCCACAGCCCGGCAAGGTGAAGCCGACCTCAACCTCAACGCACCGTAGTTGAAGTATTCATATGGTATTTTTATAGAACCACTGGTAGTGATTGCTAAATTCAACTTTTGTCATGTAGAAAAACCGTATAATTCTTCCGTTGGTGAACGCGCAGGCTGATGCGCGCAGGTAAACCCGTATGGAACACAGCAACGACTGTAGTGATGCTGGGAGCGAATGGAGGATCGAATAAGTCGTTTTGAAGTCCACCGCCTGTCTGTTAAGCCCTAAGCCGGAGATCAGCGCCGGCCACCAACCATAATAATCAAATAGGGAGGTATATGAGCATCATCGAAGTGTACGAGCATGCATTTGGGCAGATCGATCTGAGCACTAAAAACGAGATCATTGAAAACTTGAAGCTAATCCAACTCGCTTCTCAACTCGATGCCGGGCAGCGGGACACATTAATTGCGTCGTTTAACAGCGGCCCACTAGACGATGGTTGCGTACCAAGTAAGGCCGGTCGCGACGAACTTCTGAAAAGCGGGCTGATCGCAAAGACGATCAAATGCGGCGAATGGGGTTACAATGCCTGCACCTACAAGGGAGCCTGGGTGGCAAAGGTTCTCGGCGTCCTTCCAGATGCTATGAGGACTATCCCCGATGGTGCAGCGCGTACCAGCACGGGTACGACATACTTCAACATCGCCGAGATGGGGTACAAGGCAGAGGATCGTGACGCGTTGAATATGTGGCTCGACGATCAGAAAGTTCCGAGCGTTGACAGTGATGGTAAGGCATATTCGTCTGTTGGCAGAGTGATGCGCTTGTTGGAACAGAGCCAGGAAACACTAGCAGCAGAGGAAAATATCGACTTTAAGGAAGAGGCGCGTGATATGCCGTATCCTGAAGAAGAACGCGGCACGATTGGATATACGTTCTATATTGACCCGAGCCCCAAGGCAGCCGGTCAGCAGCCCGCTGCCACATACGCCGGCGTCTACCACTCTCGCTATACAATCGAATGGACGGATGGGCCGTTACCAGTTGGGACCAAGCTTTACGTCGCGCGAGAAATCGGCGATCGGGACTAGCAGGAAAGAGAGCGAGAAGCGGCTTCTAATGGCTAATATGGACGAGATCCTGCGCGTCGGCTCAGACGACATCCTCTACCGGCTGCGCCAGGAGGAGAGGGAGCGCGCCGAAGCCATCCGGCTGTGGCGCGCGAACGCCTGCTCTGGGAGCATCCTAAGCGACAGCCATATCCACGAACTGGCTGGTGACGCCGCGCGCGAGATTGTTCGCTTGCGGCTAAAGCTTCACGAAGCTGGGCTGCTCGTACATGAAAATTGACGCACCCGCTCGGAAAGTTATTGACGTTTTCGCGCTAGCGTAGACATTCACGAAACATGAATCACGCAATGTGAGTTTCGTCCGCACCTGTGTGGATGAAAAAAGGGGCTGCCGCCTGCCAGCTAACAGCCCCTCCACCCCGTTAAGGGGTGTTCTGCAAAACGTGGTTCTGCTTCAGCGCATTAGCGCTGGGGCAGACCACGGCAATGGGAACGAACCGTCTCCCACTTGTTGAACCGGAAGCGCACGTAAATACGCACGCGAACCGGGGCAGTGATCGGGCATTGCATCGTCATAGTCATCACCTCCTTTCCGGGGACGCACCCCCGTGCCAACAGGTGCGACATTCGGAAGAAGGTTGGTCCTTGCCCGACCGACTCGGTGCTCTATCACATTGATCGCGCTGCCGCTATTCTTGCGCTCGACTTGCGCGCGTTTTCCCCAACACCACAACCTTCAACTACCCTAACAAAGTGTTGCATGATTAAAAAGCAATTTATGGTTGCACCTATGATGGACTGGACGGACTGAGGTAAAAAGCGCAGCAAGCAAAAGCACTTAGCGCCGTGCTGCCGGAGTGGGTGGCGAAGAAGTACCATGCAGCTGGCGATATTCCTTCGCGGCAGCCGCGCGCTGGCGGTCGATATAATCCGCTAGGTCCTGGAGATGCACCCCTTTCGTGGCCTTCTGGCTGGACTCGATGCGGATGACCGGAATGGGGATCTCGCCGGCCGCCAGCTTGCGCGCGAACTTGTCGGAGGTCAGGTGGGCGAAATAGTCGCGACACACCTCCTCGATAGGGATCACGGCTTTGCCGCCATACTGCGCCAGCAACAGGAATGCGGTGTTCACGGATGCCTCCGATTCGGATGGCATCAACACAGCACCAGCGGTGAGAAAATGCAACCAAAATGACCACAGCGCCCGCACGACTGTTATAAAAAGGGTTATCCTATTGGTAACTCAACAGTTTTTGAAAGGGTATGATCATGAGCCGTCTTATCAAGGGCACGCTGCCAAGTTCGGCACCGTATCTTGTTGGGGTGGCGGATTTCTCATGCCCTTTCACGGTCTGCTTGAACAGTGCGGCAGCCGGGCGCTCGATTGAAGTATCGCCCAATGGTACGGATTTTGAGACTGCTGTTCCCGACAAAACCACCCCGACACTGCTGATGCTGGTCGTCAAGGCCCCGGCTACGCACCTGCGCTTCAACGGCGCGGCGAATGACGCCTGGAGTATCTTATGAGTTGGCCGACTGACATCCTGGCCCCGGACTTCCCGATGCGCGTGGCGCTGGGTCAAGTTCCGGGCTGGGCGCGCATGGTGGCGCTGGGTCACCTGCCAGCGGTAGACAGCGGTACCGTGCCGGAGGATATCTGGACGCTTGGCGGAGCCTATCCGTGGCTGACCGGCGCGACCGCCGTCAAGATCAAGTCGTCCAGTCCTGCCGACGCGCCAGGCGGAGCCGGCTGCCAGAGCGTGCGCGTCAACGCACTCGAGGATGCAACCTATCTCGAGAAGCCGGTAAGCGTCACCCTGAACGGCACCAACTTCGTCAACCTGGCCGCACCGATCGGCGCCTGCAACGGCCTGCTGGGCCTGCTGCCAGGGATCGCCAACGCGTTTTGCACTAACGTCGGCGACATCACGCTGCACCGGCAGGACAACGATGCCGTGCTGGCCGTGATCCCGGCGGGAAAAGGCATCTCGCAGCAGTCGCAATTCACCGTGCCGTCCGGGAAAACGCTGGTGATCCTGGGCCTGGAGGCGGCGCTGACAGCGCTATCGGGCGCGGCCGATCGTGTGGCCGACGTGGATACCTTCTTCCAAGCGCCTGGCCAGATTTACCGGCTGCCGCGCCGGCTGCAGGCGACCGACCAGGGCCCGACCAACCTGGAGCCGCGCACCTGCATCGTTGTGCCAGAGAAAAACCGCTTCCAACTGCGCTGCACGGCAGTCAGCTCCTCGTCGAACACCTCGGTCAATGGTGCCTTCGAGGCGTTCCTCGTGACAAACTGACCTGCTGCTTTGGCTTACTATTTGTGCTGGCGCTCAGGCATGAAGCCCAGCGCGACGATCGTGGCCGACACGACCAGGGGAGAGTAGAGCAGCGCCATGACGCGATCTTCGGAAAAAATCGCGCAGCCGATGGCGAGAGCGCAACCGATAATTCCTGAGCTCAAGACATGCATGCCAGCCTCCGATAAGGGATGAATCAATTATCAAGCTGGTAATATTTTGCGCCAGATGGTTGGAAAAGGAAACCACCTGGCGCACGAAAAATCGCCGAGGTCAATATGCCTTGCCGCCGGCAGCCGCGCGGTTCTCCGGCTTGTGATCGGCGCGCTGCGCGTTGAAGGCCAGCTTCTCGACGATAGCGCCAGCCAGGTCCATGCCGTATCCGCCTGCCAGGTCGAAGATGCGGATCACCGCGTCAGCCAGCTCGACTTCACGCATGTCGCGGTGCGGCAGCTTGTCGTCTTTCAGCTTCTTGCGGTCACCTTCCATGGCCTCGCTGATCTCGGAGTGGATCAGGCACAGCTTGTTGCTGAAATGGAGCGGGTTGGCCTGGCTGGTGTTCGGATCGTCGTTGTTCCACCAGCCTGCATCGCGCGCGGCACCGTGGCAAACCTTCACCAGGTAGGCCGCAGCAGTCATGGCCATGTCGTCCACTTGTTGCGGTGGTCTACTTGTGGATGCCGTTAGCTGCGCATGATTTGCCGGCGCGTTCGGATTATCGATCCAGTGATCTTCGTAGCTCATGCTGCTGCCCCCTTGAGAAAGTCAAAGTATGCCTCGGCCGCCCGCACCACCTGATTCGATCCTGCTTCGTAATGGCGGGAGGCGTAATCCATGGCGCGGAGACGCAGCTCGTTGTCTTCAATGTTGTTTTGGTGGCCCACTTTTACCTTGGCCTCGTCCGCTGGCCCGCTGTCGATGACGCGGTACTTGCGCTCGAAAACGTCCTTCGGGTTGACGTAGATATAACCGTCTTCCTGCATTACCAGGTAATCGCCGACAGATGGCTTGTGGCGAGAAGTCATTTCTGGCCCGATGATGCGTACGGTGCCATCGCCCAGGACGATTTGAGTATAGGCGTCATCGTTGACGCTGGTTGCATCCGTGATAACCAGCGCCTGCACGCGCACTGGGTTTGCGATGTGGGTGAATTCCATTTCATCTCCTTGTGGTGCCGCCCAAACGCCGGGGCGGCTTCGGCTTATTCCTTGAACAGGTCTTGTTGGCGCGGGTCGATCTTCACGGCGACGTAGATGAAGCCTGCCTCGCAATCCTCCAGGCCGCGCAACTTTGCCTCGTCGCCAGCCGCATGGCACACGCTGCTGCGCTCCTTCTCGAAGATGCAGCCAGAGCACGGGTCGTCATCTTCGTCGAGCAGGGCCGGCGGTCGCAGCCGCGTGGCGAACTGGATGGTGCGCGGATCCTTCATCGGTAGTAGGTGACGCCATCATTGCAGAGCCACCCTGTTTTGTCGGGTGTGGTGGCAATGCCGACCACAGGGTTGCCCTTTGAATCTACGCTGAAGGTGTTGAAGGTGTCGCCGCTAACCTTTGCGACCACGCGGCACTCGTGCGCAGCAGCAAACAGTTTCCATTGACGTTCGCTTTCAATGAGCGCCCATATCGAAACCACGATCAGCGCAACACATACAGCCGTTACAGACCAGAATAGTTTGCCCATCACTTACCCTCCTTTACGGAGGCGATGATCTGGGCGATTACCTCACCCCCCAATTGAGATTTCGCCATTAGCAGAATAGTTTCAGGATAGGCACGAGCTGAATCCCACACTTCATTCGCTACCTTCTCCAGCATAGCGGCTGGCACCATGTCCGGCACAAGCCATTCGCCGTTGGCGATATCGCCTGCCATGTAGCGACGATGCACAAAGCCAGCATCGAAAAGCACCTTTGCTGGCACGACATCAGCGTCCTGGATGGCGCGGGCGATGGCGGCGTTGGCGATGGCCGCGTACGAGTCGCGGTAGTTGCCTGGCGTTTTGCGGCAAATGTCTGCCATCTCCTCTTCGGTCAGGCTGGTCTGCGGATACTTCGGTACGGCCGCCGACGAGATCTTTGGCTCTGCTGGTGCCGACTCACTTGCTTTTGGCTGATCGCGCGCCAGCAGGCGCTTCGTGTACCACTCGGCTTTCGCCAGATCCTGGTTGCCGCCCTTGTGTTTCTCGCGCCACACGTAGCGCAGGATGGTGCCCTTGATGAATCCCCGGTATTCCTCTGGCGTCAGGGCGGACTCGATGGCGTCAATACACTCAATGGCGCCGGCGTTGTAACGGGATGGGTGGTTCACTTCCTCGATTGCTGGTTTGGTCGTCATAATTTTCAGTGTTGGATAGGTTGGAAATCAGGCTTCAGCTTCGGCCTGTTCTTTGCGGATCTCAGCCATCACGCTGGTGCTGTTGATGCGGTGCCGCAGCCGGCGCTCGACTTCCACATAGGCCCGCTCGACATCGATGGCGCGGATGCCCTCGAGCTGCGCATCGTGGCGCTCGCTGGCCGCGTTTATCGCCTTGAGCTCGTCGCCAGTGAACAGGAAGCGGTGGTTGTTTTTCACCGCTCGCATGCCGCACGACAGCAGCGCCTCGCGTCCGGCCACCAGGGCTGCGTGAAAGTCAGGACCGAAACCCTGCTCGCACAACACGATGGCCATATTGACCATCCCGACAGCCCGGTCCCAATCGTTTTTGTCACCGACGCCGCGCGCCAGGTTCGACAGCGCGACGTGGTTCTGCAGGTTGACAGTTTGCAGGTGCTCGGCGTGCTCGCCGGCCATGCCGCCGAACATCGTACTGAGCACGTTGCGGGCGATGTATTTGGGGCGGTAGGCCTTGGTGCGCTTCTTCGCTTGGCGGCTCATGATGCAGCCCCTTCCGACAGCCAATAGCCAGGACAGCCGCCACCCTTGCCGTAGTCGAAGCCCTTGCAGCCCTTATCAGAGTGCGGGCACGGGTTCGCGCAGTCCTTTCCGAGTGGCAGTGTCTCGCGGCCATTGGTGAGATTGTCTTGAAGTGCGTCGATCGCTTCCAAGCGAGTCAGAGGCTTGCCTTTGTCGTCGTTCCAGTACGAACCCTTTTTGCGCGACCGGCGCAGTTCGCCCAGAGCGCCGCGCACACTGATGCACATGGACATCCGGTGCGTTCCGAATTTCTGTTCTTCGCTCATGCTGCCTCCACGGTTGGGAAGCCATCATGCTGCACACTATCCAGCAGGCGGCCGGCTGCCTTTTTCCCGACCCGCGCCGAGCCGGCTCCGTCTTGCCAGTCGTAAAACTGTGGCTGATCAGGCCCTGTCGGCCCGCCGAGCGGGAAGCGAAGCATAATCTTCTCTCCCTCGCGCTCTGTCGGCATCCATTCACCCCATTGCTTGAACAGGAACGGCGTTCCAGCAGCAGAGCACTGCTCTCGCAGGCCGCGCGCCCAATCTGGGTGCATCGGGCGAGCTCCAGGACCACTCTCGCCGCCGACTATGACCCAGTGCAGCGCCTTGCCCTTTGGCAGGTGGATTTCGTGCAGATACGGCACCAGGTCGACAGGGCCGAGTAGCGGCTCCATCGAAAGGAACCGCACACGAGCCGGCACGTTCAGCAACTTCGGGATATCGCGGTCGGCCTCGATCTGGTTCACGATCGTCGCGCCGAGCCAGACATTGCCCGGCACAGAAGTGACTGGTTCGTTGCCCAGCCAAACTAAGCGGCGCGCGACATCGATCATCATTTCCGGAACGTTGCCGATCCGCTTCGTGAGTAGCAGCCAGTCAAGGTTCGGTGTCTGTCCGATCAGGTCAAACAGATCCGCGCGCCATTCGGGGTCGACCGCGTTGTCAAATACGTCCGCCAGGCTGGCACAAAACACGCGCTGGCGGCGGCCATGCTCGGCGAAGAATTTGTCATGAGCTGCGTTCCAGGACAACGGCTTGTTCCAGTTGGAGGCGCTGGTGCGGCGCCGCGGTGCGCCAGGCCCCCAATTTATCGCCGTGCCGCCGGCGAAACGCGCATTGCGCGTCTCCGCGTAGCAGTGGTCGCAGCCTGGGCCTACCTTCTGGCAGCCCTCCCATGGGTTGAACGTGTGGTCAGTCCATTCGATTTTGCTGTTCTCGCTCATGCTGCCACCTTCTTGCCTTCCAGTTCCATCAGCACGCTGTCCAGCAGCTCGCGGATGGCGTCGGCGGTGCGGGTGGCGTAGAGCTCGGCAACCATCATGGTGAAGCCCTGTACGGCAAGGCTGTCGTCGGTGGTGCTGGCGGTCAGTTCGGTGACCACACCGTCCTCGATAGTGGTTTCCACAGCCATGTCCGATCCGCCCGCCAGATCAACGCCAACTACGGCAGGTGCTTCATCACCCTCATCAACGTCGCAGAAGATGCTGCGCGTGCCGTCCGGGTTGCACATGATCGGCTTTCCATCATCGCGGAAGGTCGTGGTGCTGTAGTAGTGGCCGCGTGCTTCGATCTCATTGGCTTCGGCCTGGTCAGCCGCCAACTTTTCGGCAGCTTTGCGCTCAGCGTCCAGACGCTCCCCCTCGGCGCGCGCGGCTGCGGCCTGCTGCTCCTGGAAGGCGCGGCGCTCGGCCTCGAAGGCTTCACGCTGGGCCTGCATCTCGGCTTCGGCTTTGCGGCGCTCCTCGACGATGGCAGCCTGCTGCGCCTCGAGCTGGCGCTTCGTTTCGGCGGCCACGCGCTCGCGCTCCGCTTTCTCAGCTTCCAGCGCGGCACGCTCGGCAGCGATGCGGTCTGCTTCTGCTTCGGCGGCAACCTGGCGCTTGTGCATATCGCGCAGCGTCGCCAGGGCGGTGAGCGCCGCGGCATCGGCGTCAGCGTGGAACTCGGCGAACTCCTCGCCCGCCTTGAAGCTTTCCAATTCGGCGATCTCGGCCGCCATGTCGTCAGCGCTGCCGCCTGCGAGGGCGACCGGGATGTTGCGGATGGCGACGATCTGGCCCTGGATGCGCGCCTTGCGCTCGGCTTCCGCGCGCTCGGCCTCGGCCTTGATGCGCGCCTGCTCCGCATCGTAGCGGTCGCGCAGGGCGAACACGCGGTCTTCTTCCGCTTGGGAGATAGCGATCAGGCGCTTCTCCTCGGCGATCACGGCCTTGCTGAATGCGTTGGCATCGTCGCGCGCCACCTTGCCTGCATTGGTGATGGCGGTGCGGGCGTTGCGCAGGTTCATGGCGGCGCGGTGGGCCTGTTCGCGGCCGTCCTTGTCCTTCACTTCGATGATATCGGCGGACTTGGCCACCAGTTCCTTGAGCTGCACTTCCGCCTTGCTCGAGTTGAGCACGATGACGGCGCGCTCGGCGGGCGGGAGCAGAGCGATGGCGTTCTGGTCGGCGGCGGCCGTGGCGGTGTTTTCCTGCATGGTCGTTCTCCTTTTAATTGGTGGTTTCTGCTTCAAGTCGGGTGGTGCTGCGGCTGGTGACTTTGCCGCTAAACTGGCCCCAGGGGTTGCCCATCCGGGCATCTTGCAGGCCGAGCTCATAGGCGCGGTCGTCGTTGCCGGCGTACACCTTGCAGCGGTAGGTGCCGCCATCGTCGAAATTGATCGTCACCAGCCAGCACGGAAGGTCTTGCTGCGGGAGGTTCATGATGCGGCCTTCTCAGGTTTTGAGACCTGGCGGATCAGGTCGTCGCGCACGCCCTGGACGGTGGCCAGCGTCTCCGGCCGCATCTTCCACTTCGTGATGGTGTCGAGCACGCTGGCCGCCTTGCGCATGACCTGCTCGGCGCGCGCCGGCACCTCGCCGCCGGTCAGCAGGCGCTCCTCGTGGTCCAGCACGTCCTTGATGCGATAGCGCACCGTGTTCTTGCCGATCACGATGAACTGCGGCCCGATGCAGTCGTTGCGGTAGGTCTGCAGGGTTCGGGTCGTCACGTCCCAGCGCTTGGCCAAGTCGTCCGGCGTCAGCAGGTCGTCGCCGGCGATGATTTCTTCGCGGGTGCTCATTGCTGCGCTCCTTCCTGCTGGATGGCTTCGGCAGGCTGCTCGACCGGCACCGGCTCGCGCTGCGCGGTCTTGCCGATGATGTCGGCCAGGCGCGACGAGCGATTCGCCTGGAGCTGCTTTGGCGCGGCTGCCTGCGGCGCCGGCGTCTCCATGTCGATCGTGTTGCGCTGGTTGAAATCGAAGCCCATGGCATCGTTGTCGTTCTGGAGCACGCGGTCCACGCGGTCGGAGCTCTGCGGAAGCAGCTTGGCGGCGCGCTTGATGACGGCCTTGATGGCAAACTGGTCGTACCAGGTATTCCAGCCGGGCCCGTTCTTGGCCTTTGACGCGTCGCGCACCTTCTCGATGTCGCGGCGGAACATCACCTCGCGGTGGATCTCGCCATTGGTCAGTTTGATGATCGCGTAGGCAGCTTTCACCCCGCCTGGGTCTTCGCTGCCGTCGTATGGCTCATGCTCGATGCGCGGGTCATCGCCGCGCGTGAACTTGAAATGGTCACGCTCGTACACGGCAGCCGCGTCGATGTGCGCGATCTCGCCAGAATTGCGCATCACCTTCATGATGCCCTTGACCATCGGCAGGTACTGGACGGTCGGCACCCATTCGTCGCGGCCGTCCACCTTCTGCTTGGTGTTGTAGATGTTGAGCACGGCTTCGCGGCCGTCCGGCAGCAGGCCGTCCTGCGCCGCCTTCATACACGAGCCGAACAGGCTGCGGCGGTCGGCGTAGAGCAGGTCAGGCGTCATTTGCACGGCCGTGACAACGGTTCGAATGAAACGCTCCGGGTCGATGCCTGGCGGAAGTGCCTTGGCGATTTCTGCCTTCATGTTACCGATCTGCGACCTGAACTGGTCGATCACGGTGGGCGGTTTAGGCTGCGCCTGGTTGGTGTCGTTGGACATAGATAAGACTCCGTATGGTACTGGATGGTATGGTGCGATTACAGCTCAGTAATCCGCACGTTTCGGAACGGCGCCACCGTCGCCTCGACGGTCGTGGACGGGATCACCGAGCGGGTGATGGTCCAGCGCACGCTCTCCTCGCGTTCATAGCACCGGTAGCTCTCCTTGTTGGTGCCAGCGCTGATCTTGAAGCCGGACGCCTGGATCGATTTGGCTGCACCGATGATGGTGATGATCTCGGCGAGCGCCGCCTGCTTGCGTTCCTTCGCGGCTTTCTCGTCGGCGCCGGCCGCCTTGTAGTCGCTGCACAGTCCCGCCAGGCGCACGTCGTTCGACAGATCGATCGAGGAGCCGTCGTTGTTCACGTACAGGCGCTTGATAGTCTCGGCATCATCGGTGAAATTCGGCGCCGGCGGATTGTTGGCGTCGACGCGCGCCCAGAACTCTGTGACGTGCTGCACGATCGCCGCCTGCACCGGCTCGTCGGCAACGCGGAAGATAGGCTTCGGGGTGTTGCCGCCCACCAGCGGGGCGATGACGGTCCAGGTCAGCCCAGACACGAGGAGCTGGTGCTGCACTTGGAACTCGATATGCGCTGGCGCCTCGATGCCTTCGCCGTCGTCGATCCATGTGCGGCGGAACTGCAGGCCGTCCACATTCTTGACTTCCATGATGCCGGGCCCGCGCTCGCGGAACATGTTGCGGGCGGTTTCGTCGCCATCATAGCCTTCGGCCAGGCCGACGATCTGGAAGTCGAAGGAGGAGCCTACGCGCAGCTCCGGGATGCGCATATACACCTTCATCGGCACCACGATCAGGCCCAGGTCCTCGGCCACGCCCGCGGCGATCGCGGCCTCGAGGCGGTTGCCCCACACCATGCGCTCGTTGGCCTCGAACTCGTTTGGCAGCGCTCCGGACTTAATGTGGTGCAGCTCGTAGGAAGTGCAGTAGGGCGAGGAATCGAACAGCGCCGCGCACTCGGTGCTGGTCAGGTCCCTGGCGCGCGCAGCAAGCCACTCGGCTTCGCTCGCGTACACCAGGGTGTCGCGTTGGTAGGTCATAGATCGGCTCCAGTTGGTTTATCGTCTGACCTTTCGTCGGCCAGTGGTAAGAATATAGCACCAAGTATTCCGAATTACAACCACTGTTTCGCGCTATTTCCGCGATTTTCCGAACCGATGGATCAGGGCCGAATCAGCATGACCGGCGTACCCCACTCAAGCTTGACGCTTTCGGCGCTGTGCGGCCCGGACAGGTTGACGGTCCCATCCTTGTAGCCGCGCGCGACCGTAGCGACCACGGCGGGGCCGCCCTTGATCTGCACCAGGCATAGAGAGCCGTACAGCGCCTGGGAGGCGCCATCGTGCGGGCGGCAAAAGAAGACGAACCCATCCATCCAGCCTAGTGGTGTACTGGCGGTGCGCGCCTGAACCGCAATGCAGTCGGGCGGCAGCCCTTCCGGGGCGTGGGTGCGCTCGACGATTTCCGGTCCATAGAGGGAAACGGTGCCGTCGCCGCCGATGGTGCCGATCACCTGGGCCCGCTTGCCGGCCACGGGGGTGACCGAGACGCCGGCCGCCTCGACGATCTTGTGCAGTGGCTCGCCGAAAATTGAGGAGAGCTGGGCGGCCTCCTCGAGCTGCATCTTGCGGGCGCCGGAAAAGGTCAGGGAGAGCTGGCTGTGGTTCATCCCCATCCTGCTGGCCAGCGCGCGCAACGACAGCTTGCGGTCGGCCATCAGGTTCTCGAAGAACCGCTTATTGATTTCGTTCATACCGCGCATTCCAGATTTCAATCGGTCGGACTGTGGCACCGATGTGGCGGAAATGCAACCAGCATCGCGGTGAATTCTGGTTGTATAATCGAACCGGGTAGAACTAGTATCTGCATATCGAATCATTTTGGAGACTCCACGTTATGAATGTCAAAAACGAAGAAGGCATTACCGCCGAGGTGGCCCTGGCGTTGCGCCGGGCAACCAAACTGCCGCAGTGGAAATTTTGGGCGGCAGTCGGGGTGAACCAGGCGAGCGGTTGCCGCTACGAGAGGGATCAGACCGTACGCATACCGCAGTCGGTGCGCATCTTGGTATTCGCAATCTATGTCGTGGGCTTGGACTTGGACGCGACTTCCGAAGAAGGAGTTGCGCGTATGTTTAGACTAGCACAAAGCGGAAAACCGGCAAGTTCTGGTGAAAGTAGTGTTGTTATGCATCATCCCGTTTAATCCAGCACCAAACAATTCAAAGGAGAAAGTATGGCATCCGTCAACAAAGTCATCATCGTCGGCAACCTGGGGCGCGACCCCGAGGTGCGCTACATGCCAAGCGGTGATGCGATAGCAAACATGGCTGTGGCCACCAGCTACCGGACCAAAGACCGCAATACCGGTGAGCAGAAGGAATATACCGAGTGGCACCGAATTACGATGTTCGGCCGCGACGCTGAGATCGCCCAGCAATATCTGAAAAAGGGCAGCAGCGTCTACGTGGAAGGCCGCCTGCAGACCCGCAAGTACACCGACAAGGATGGCATCGAAAAGTATGCCACCGACATCATTGCCGAGCGCTTCCAGATGCTCGGCACCCCGGAGCGCGGCGGGCCCGGCTTCAATGACCAGTCCACGCCAATGAACGAGAACACTGGTCGCCAGCAGCAGGGCCAAGGCCATCGCCAGCCGAGCGAGCGTGAGCAGAACCGGAACCGCCAGTATGGACAGGGCAATGGCCGCCCACCGGTGCCGAACTTCTCCGACATGGATGATGACATTCCTTTTTGACAACATTTCAGGAAAAGCAAATGACCGACGTAATCGACAGCGCGAACGACCGCGCCGAGTTTGAGCTGCAGCGCGCGATCGCCGCAGCACGTGGACGATCACCGGCGTCAGCCGTGGTTCTCGAGGAGTGCCTGAATCAGTGCGGGGAGAAGCCGCGCGAAGGCTCGAAATTCTGCAGCAAGTCCTGTGTCGAGGATCATGAGTACAGACAGCGCCACCTGCGGCGCCAAGGCGTGAAGGGCTGAACCTGCATTCGCATGCCTGTAGTGGTGCGAATGTAAAACCACACAATGAAAAGACGACCATGAAAGAGGACAACGACAACCATCCGCCGCCAAATGGGGCCTTGAAGGCGCACTCCATTGGCGTCGGCGCCACATTCGGGCTTTTGACCGTCGCCGATGTCACGATGAACGTGCCCGGATCGCGCTACGTGCTTTGCAAGTGCTCGTGCGGCACCGAGAAGCTGATCCGCGTCTACAACCTGTTGAAGGGTGAAAGTAGCTCCTGCGGCTGCCAAAAGACCGCAGGGATGCAGGCGGCGAGGCGGAAGACAGGCGCCAGAAGATCCGCTGACCCAGCCCTTCGGAAGTTCTATGCCGCGTGGAGCGGCATGCGGGCACGCTGCAACAACCCAAACCACAAAGACTACAAGTATTACGGCGCGCTCGGCGTTCAGGTTTGTGAGCGCTGGGCGTCGTTCGAGAACTTCAAAGCCGACATGTGGCCGCGCCCGGACGGAAAGACTTTGGATCGCAAAGATCCGACCAAGGGCTATTCCCCAGACAACTGCCGCTGGGCCACTCACATCGAGCAACGACACAATAGGAGAGCGGCATGACGGCCGATAATGACAACGACGTGGCCGCTATCATGGCCAGTACAGTCAGTGTAAAAACGATGGCGGATTCAACCCTTCGCCTCACCCTGGACATCGAGCCACGAGACGCCGCGCGCGCCTTTCAGCTTTTCGGCATGCGCGGCACGCCCGTGGCGTTGGCCCGCATGACCAAGGAAGCGGCAGTCGCCGAAAGCCGTCGCGGCTTTGCCCCGCCGCCAGATCCAGACCCGAAGCCAGTAAAGGGCGGGGCCCTGTGCAAACTGGCCGCAATCTGGTGCGGCTCCGACGACTTCCGCCTGTTCCTGGCGAACCAGCTCGGCCGATCGCCGGACGAGGTGGCCGACCCGGCAGAGATTATCCGCACCACCTGCGGCGTCGAAAGCCGCGCCGAGCTCGACCACAACCAGCGCGCCGCCGAGATTTTCCATTCGACCTTCCGCTTGCCTTACCAGGCCTGGCAGCAGGGGAGGCGGGCATGAAAATTGTCGACCGCAAGACCTTCCTGGCGCTGCCGGAGGGTACCGTATTCGCCAAGTACAAGCCGTGTGTGTTTGAGGCGCTAAGCATCAAAGGCGAGACGTGGGGTAACGATTTTCTGGTGCAGTACATCGACACTGCCCTTTCCGCTGATGAAGCCGATAACCTTCTGTATGGCGCAGCAGAAACTGGCGCCAGCCTGCCGATGGACTTCGACTGCCTGAGTCGGGATGGCTGCTTCGACGACGATCAGTTGTTCGCTGTGTGGGAGCGTGCCGATGTCGAAGCGCTGATCGCGCGCCTAGTGCGCACATTGGTGTCTGAATGAAGCGCAGCGAGCTCAAGCGCAAGACGCCGCTGCGCAGCACCAGCACATTGAACGCCAAGGCGCCGATGGCGCGCGGCACCAAACCATACGGTACCAAACCGAATCGGAAATCCGGCAAGCGCGCCGAGCGCAACGCCGGGCCCGACTACCTCGGAATGTGCCGCGGCCAGCGCTGCTACCTGCTGCTGCCCGGCATCCACTGCGCGCCGATCGATACCGTGGTGCCCTGCCACTCCAACCAGGCCAAGCACGGCAAGGGCATGGGGATCAAGGCGCTCGACATCTACACGGTGCCCGGCTGCTGCAACTGTCACCGCGAGCTCGACCAGGGCATGCGGTTCACGCGTGAGGAGAAGTTCGCCTTCTGGGATGCTGCCTATAAGCATTGGTCGAACGATAGGAAAATACAATTTCAAAGCTGATAGGAAAGCTTTCTTCTCCGCACAAGTTCCGGTGTAAAATAAAACCCGCGTGAGCTTGGCGGCAAGCGCGTAAAATCAACAGTGGAACCCCACATGCTCACCTGCCGGTTACTGTTCCGGTCCGCCAACGTTACCGTCTGGTGACGAGGTGAGCAGGTGGGGTTTCTTCTTTTCCGAAAGGGAAATATGGACCTGATTACTTCCCAAGCAGTTCAGACCATGACCAGCCGCGAGATCGCGGATCTGGTCGAATCCCGCCACGACAGCGTGAAGCGCTCCATCGAGCGCCTTGCAGAAACCGGCGCAATCCAACTTCCACCACTGGTGGATGTCAAAAATGAGCAGGGGCAGACCGTCGCCGAATACCACATCGGCAAGCGCGACACCTACGTGATCGTGGCCCAGCTCTCCCCGCAGTTCACCGCCCGCCTGGTCGATCGCTGGCAAGAACTGGAGCGGGCCGCCGCGCCGCGCGCACTGACGCCGGCCGAGATGTTCCTGCAAAACGCCCAGGCCATGGTGGCAATCGAGCGCCGCCAGGCTGAACAGGACAAGGCTGTCGCCCTGATCAGCCAGCGCGTTGAGCAGGTGGCACAGACGCAACTTCTGACCGCGCGCCCGGCAGCATCCGAATCCATCACCTACATGCGCCCGCGCGCCGCCAAATTGTTCGGCCTGCCTGAGCGCGTGGTGGAGCACGTCATCCGTCAAAGCCCGATTGCTCCGCGCCCGGCTGGCATGGTCAAGAACGACCGCGCCGAGGCCGAAGGCAGCAGCTATGCGGTCTACTGGATCAAGGACGTGAATGACGTGCTGCGCCGCTTCGTCGCCGAGTGCGAGATGGTCACAGCGTGCATGGCAACCCATCCCTACGTTGATGGCCGCTTCAAGCTGGTCAAGGCAGGTGCAGAATGAGCATGATCAACAACATTATCAAGCGCAATCTGCTGGAGATTGAGAAAGCGGAGAAGAACATTAGCGATCAGTTCATCGGCCGTACTGTTCGCGTGCTGTCGCGGTTCAACGGGCAGATGTTTGGTCGCAGCAAAAAGCCGCTGACCGGGCAGGCATTTAAGGTGATCGACGTATCGATTTCGTGCGGACGCATTCATCTTCTTCTGGACGGGAAACGCGTCTACATCGAGCACCATGAAGTCGAATTTGTAGATGAGAAAGGCGGTGCAGCATGAGTGCCGCGCACACCGAAGGGCTGCTGGTCGCCGTCGACATCAACGGTGATGGCTGCATGGGCCTGATCTCCGGCGAGCGCGATAGCATATTGACCGTCGACGAAACCAATTTCGCCTACGTCTATAACTCGGAAGACGCCCGCCGTCTGGTCGCCTGCTGGAATGCTTGCGAGGGGCTGACAACCGATAATCTGGAATCGGTGGCGATGATGGGCGACACCCTGTTTGCTCGGTTTAATGAGTTCAATGCTGAGGTGGTCCGTCAAGATAAAGCGATCGACGCCGCCCGCACACTGCTCGCCGACGCCCTGGAGACTTTCGACGACAACCCGCACGGAGACCATGAGGTAGCCGACCGCATCCGCGCCTTCCTGAAAGGCGGTGCATGATGGCCATTCGTGAAGAAAAGTTTGAGCGCCTGCGCCACATCAACGAGCTGATCCGCACCATTTCCAAGTACGGCCGGCGCTTCTTCTACTACGATAAGTGCGACCGCACGGCCAGCATGTCCATCGCCCCCAGCGGCCACATCTATTTCTGGGACGATTACACCGACCAAGCGGTCTATGTGGCCTACCGCTACCGGTGGTCCGGCTTCTCGCACGGCGGTACCCTGAAGGAACTGGTGAAGGCGATGGCTCACTACATCCGCACCGGCGATAAGCTCGACATCGACTGGATAGGCCCTGATCGTCGCAACATCACGGACGGGAATATCTGGGGCTATGCGCCGGAAGAAATGGAGAAGTGCCGCGCCGAAGCGATGCTCAACCCTGCCATCAAGGTGGCGACATGACGGAATTCGCCCATCAATGCGCGCTGACCACCTGGGCCCGCCTGCCAACCACCATCGCGCAATACCCTGGCATCGACCTGCTCGAGTCCAGCCTGAACGGCGTGAAGCTGTCGAAGGCCCAGGCCGGCAAGGCGAAGGCCGCTGGCATGCTGACCGGGGCTCTGGACCTGAACCTGCCGGTGGCGCGCGGCGGTTATTTCGGCCTGCGCATCGAGATGAAATACGGCCGCAACAAGATGACCGAGGAGCAGGAGTGGCACGCGCGCCGGCTGACCGAGGAGGGCTGGCTGACCGTCACCTGCTACGACTGGCTGGCCGCCCGCGATGCCATCATCGAATACCTCACCAGCGAGCCGTCGCGCCTTTGCCATGGCTGCGGTGGTTCGGTAATCAAAACACTTTCAGAAAAAACAACCAAATGATTGATCAAACTCTGGAGCGACCACCACGTATCAAGTTCTGGCACCACAGGACGCAAGACCTCTCTGGTATCCGGTCGGGCCGCTTAATGGTTCTGGCACCGACCCGCTACTCTGCTGACGGGCATGTCATGTGGGCCTGCCTTTGCGACTGCGGGAAGGTCAAGGAAATTGCCTCCAATAGCCTGAAACGTAAGTCGCCGGTGCAGTCATGCGGCTGCATGAACAAGACTGTGGCCCAGGACAGGAAAGTCGAAAGCGGCCCATGGAATGAGGGGAAAAGCTACGCCATTCTTGACGGCCAGCATTGCTATAAGACGCGGCACGCTTGGGCAAAGGCGGCAATCCGTGCATTCGGGAATGCTTGCCAAATCTGCGGCTGGGATAAGGCGCGCTGCGATGTTCATCATCGGGAGCCAAAAGCCAATGGCGGGCTGCACACGCTCGCAAACGCAATCGTGTTGTGCCCCAACTGTCATCGGATTGAGCATGAGCAGGGGAGGGGCGACTGATGCGCTTCCTTTCCCTATGCAGCGGCATCGAAGCGGCCAGCGTTGCCTTTGCGCCACTTGGCTGGAAGGCAATTGGCTTCAGCGAAATTGAGCCGTTTCCTTGTGCAGTCCTGGCGCACCACTACCCGAATGTGCCTAACTTCGGCGACATGACCAAGTTCCGCGATTGGCCGGAATGGGTATTCGTCGAAGCCGACATCATCGTCGGCGGCCCGCCGTGCCAAGCATTTTCGGTAGCCGGCTTGCGCAACGGTCTGAATGACGACCGCGGCAATATCACGCTCGTCTATGTCGAGCTTATCAATCACGCAGATTCTATTCGGAGAAAATATGGAAGGCCTCCAGTTGTCGCTTTTTACGAAAATGTCCCTGGATTGCTCAGCGACAAAACCGGAGCCTTTGGCTGCCTTCTTGGAGGACTTGCCGGTGAAGATGGTGAGCTCGTCGCGCCAGGGGGAAAATGGAAGGACGCTGGTTGTGTGTTTGGACCCGAAAGAACAATGGCGTGGAGGATCCACGACGCCCAATACCATGCCGTGGCCCAACGACGCCGCCGTGTGTTCGTTGTCGCAAGTGCTCGAGAAGGGTTCGATCCCACAGAGGTACTTTTTGAGTTCGACGGCGTGCGCCGGGATACTGCGCCGAGCCGAGAAGCGGGGCAAGACACTGCCGCCGGCACTCTGCGCTGCACTGACGGCGGTAGCGATGTCGACCACGCCCGAGCCGGCCACCTGCAGCCTGTCGCATTCGGTGGAAATAACCAGTCCGGCCCAATCGACGTAGCCACCGCACGCAATGCATGCGGCAGCGGCAGCGGCAGCGGCAGCGGCAGGCTTGATTTTGAGACAGAAACATTCCTGGTGCAGCCTGTTGTATCAACCCTCGACGCCAGCTATGGCCGTCTGCAGGGTGCGTCTGGCCAGGATGCAAACCACGGCCACAGCCACCTCATTCCGATCGCTTTCGACAGCCGTCAGGACCCGGTCAGCAGCACCGACGTGTTTGGATCGTTGGGGTCGTCCAGCCCGCAGGCGCAGGCGGTGGCGTTCTCGTGCAAGGACCACGGTGCCGATGCGACGGTCGAACTGGCGCCGACAATGCGCGCAATGGGCCACAGCGGCAGCCATGCCAATGCAGGCGGTCAGCTCGCGGTTTGCATCACCGGTGAAATCACACACACATTGAAGGCGGAAGGCTTCGACGCCAGCGAGGATGGCACGGGGCGCGGGCAGCCGATCGTAGCGGCCTTTGCAGAGAACAGCCGCGCTGAGTTGCGCTACGAGGGTGGCGACGGCCATGTCACCGGCACGCTGAAGACTGGTGGCGGCAAGCCAGGTCAATCCTATCCCGTTGCCCAGGTCGGCATGGCCGTGCGCCGCCTAACCCCAGTCGAATGCGAGCGCCTGCAAAGCTTCCCAGACGGCTACACCTTCATCCCCACTTGGAACGGCTGGCGCCCGATGGGTGAGGATGAGACGCCGGAAGGCTGCATCGTCCAGGGACTGGAGGTGCGCCAGAACAAGAAGACCGGCAAGTGGCGCGTAAAGGATGTCGACGGCCCGCGCTACAAGGCGCTGGGCAACTCCTGGTGCGTCTACAACGCTCGCTGGATTGGACGCCGGATTGACCGCCATTTGCGCGCCCTGGGTGGTGCGATTGAACAACCAAATATCGAAAAGGCAACCGCATGAACAACAAGGAGATGCCAGTTACTTCTCCAGCCCTGCGCTACCACGGCGCAAAGTTTCGCCTGGCGCAGTGGGTGATGGGCTTCTTTCCAACGCATACCTGCTACGTCGAACCATTCGGCGGCGCAGCCGGTGTGCTTCTGCAAAAGCCGCGCGCTTACGCTGAGGTCTATAACGACCTGGATGGCGGTATCGTCAACTTCTTCCGCGTGCTGCGTGATCCTGATCTTCGCGCCAAGCTGATTGAGGCGTGCGTGCTGACGCCGTATGCCCGTGACGAATTCGAGCTGGCATGGGAGTCAACCGAAGATCCAATAGAGCGTGCGAGGCGCCTGTGCATCCGGGCGCAGATGGGTTTTGGCAGCGCTGGCGCCACCAAGGGGACCACAGGCTTCCGTGTCGACACGCGGCGCGAATACGGCACTGCGCAGGCGCTTTGGCAATTGTACCCGGCCTCGATCGCGGCAGCCGGCGAGCGCATGAATGGCGTGCTGATCGAGAACCGCGACGCGATCGAGGTGATGGCCCAGCACGATGCGTCGACCACGCTGCACTTTGTCGACCCGCCATACATGCACGAAACACGCGTCTACGGGAACCGCACCTACACCCACGAGCTCGACGACAGCCAGCACTCCAAGTTGCTGGCTGCTCTGCTCGAGCTGGAAGGCTTCGTTGTGCTGTCCGGCTATCGTTCTGACCTGTACGACCAGACCTTGGATGGCTGGGAGCGTCACTCGACCAGGGCCCGTATCAGCGCTGGCCGCGGCACCGCTTTGCGCGAGGAGTGTGTTTGGCTGAACCCGGCGTGCAGCGCCGCTTTGCGCCAGCAATCCGCACAGATGGACATCTTTTCAAGCGCAGCTTCAATGGAGGTGGCGTGATGGCAGGCGAATGGCTGAAACTTGAAGCGAGCACTCCTGAAAAACAGGAGGTGTTCTCGATCACCGTGGCAATGGGCTGGTCTGACCCGGACCTGACGGTTGGCAAACTGTTCAAGGTGTGGCGCTGGTTCGACCAGCAGACGATCGACGGTAACGCTCCACGCGTTACCTTGTCGTTACTGGATCACATTGTTGGCGTTAGCGGATTCGCTCAAGCCATGTGTGATGCAGGCTGGTTGGCGTGCGGCGAGGCTGGTGTCAGCCTTCCGAACTTCGACCGCCACAACGGGAAGACGGCAAAAGAGCGTGCCCTGACCGCAAAACGCGTGGCAAAACACAAATCTAACGGTGGAGCTAACGATAATGGTAACGGTGCCGGCGTTAGCGGAGCGTTACCTAGAGAAGAGAAGAAAAGAGAAGAGAAAGAAGATAAACCTAAAACCACAGGCGCTGCCGCGCCCGGTGTGGTGATCGAGCGCCGCCAGGCGAACTTGGATGCGATTGAGGACATCCTGCCGACCGAGCCTGCAGCGAAGCCAGCGAAGGCGCCATCCCCAGTGGTGCCGGACTGGATGCCGATGGCGGCCTGGGCTGGCTACCTCGATATGCGCAAGAAGCAGAAGAAGCCGCCAACCCCGCGTGCGGTCGATCTGCTGGTCGGCAAGCTGGACACCATGCGGGCCCAGGGCATCGACATCGCTGCGGTGCTCGACACGTCCACCCAAAACTGCTGGACCGATGTCTACCCGCCAAAGGTGCCGAATGCTACGGTACCAAACCGCAATGGACGGCCGGATATGATGCGCGTGGCGCACCTGGACCACAGCAGCACGGTGGCGGCAGCCGAGGCCAGCCGGGCCAGGATGGGCGCGCAGGTTCCGCTGTTGGATATCGACAACAATCAAGACTTCTGAGGGGCATGGAATGCAAAGCGTACAAGAGTTGATGAATGGCATCGCGCAGCGCTTCGAGCGCATCACGCGGCAGTGCGACAAGCACGGCGACCAGACGGCCCTGGTGCGGCGCGATGGCGGCGCCTGGGCCTGCCCCAAGTGCCATGAGGAGGCGGTGGCCGAGACCGAGCGCCAGCGCTGGCTGGCCGAGCGGAGCGCCGGCCTGCTGAAAATCGCCACCGTGCCGCGCAAGTATTCGGGGCAGCGCTGGCCGGCAGCCACGTTCGACCAAAGGGCCGTGCGCACGACGGTGCGCAGCTTCCGCGACTTCGTGCTGGCTGAACCGCGCTGGGCGGTGCTGCTGCTGGTTGGCAAGAACGGTACCGGCAAGACCTGGCTGGCCACCGAGATCGCCGAATCCTGGGTCAACAACCTGTCGAAGTCGGCGCGCTACATCACCGCCAACGGCATGATCAGTGAGATCCAGTCGTCCTACGGTCAGGAGGGCAAGAGCCAGGAAACCGAGATCCTGCGCTTTGTGCAGTACGACCTGCTGATCCTGGACGAGATTGACGCCAAGCCCGACCGCGAGAACGCCAACATCCTGCTGACCGAAGTGATCAACCGCCGCTACAACGAGAACAAGCCGGTCGTGGCGATCACCAACCAGCCAATCGACAACATGGCGCAGTTCGTTGGCGACCGGGTGGATAGCCGCCTGCACGAAAATGCCTTCGTGTGCGCCTTTACCTGGCCGGACTTCCGCAAGAGCGTTGGATAATAGCCTTTGTTTATTGATGCCATATTCCAATAGAAAAATACAATTATCCGATGCGATATGAATAGGAGATAATTCAGCCAACATCAAACAACGCATCGCACTTCGCGGCGCGGAACTGAAAGGGCAAGGAAATGAAATTCAGTTACTTCAATGCAAAGCGTCAAAACATGAATTTGGCGCACGAGGGGGCAATTGACTACAAGGACGCATTGGTTATGCTCGAATTGTTGTTGGCAATTGAATCCGCCTAAACCAACCCCGTGCCCTTCGGGGCGCATCATCGAAAGGACATCATGGAAGCCCAATTCACCGTCACTATCGCAGGCAACTGGAACGAAGGCGATAGGCCCGCGACTATTCGCACTGCTGAAAGATCGCTGCGCCGCGCCGTCAAGGACGAATTCGAATATCTGGCTAAGCGTGCATCGGTCGCCCGCGCGGACAACCGTATTTACGAAATCGCCAGCTGTCGAGCGGCTACTATTGACCACTTCAACCAACTTTTGTCTGTCGCCAAGAAGGAGCCAGACGCCGCATGGTTGATTGAACAGATCGAAAAGACGCTGGATTGGCACAAGGGGCGCATGGCTAAGCTGCCCGGCAAGAATCCGACGCTGTAGGCCGCCTCACCCAGCACCACCACACGCCCCGCACGACGGGGCATTGGCACTGAAAGCGCCGCCGGCGCTAATAACCAAGAACAAGGAGCGTGTATGGGAACCATCAGCAAGAAAATTGCAGACGATGTTATTGCCGGGAAATATGACGACGATCGCCCGCAAAAAATCGTCAAGTACACGGATGCCTGGGGTGGTGAAGCTTACGGCCTGATCTGTGAAGGCCAGGACCCCAACCGCTACCGAGAAAGTGAATTCGTGCGCAGCCCTGAAGTGTATTGGGAACGGAAGGATGGTGCGGCATGATCGCCCGCATCAAGCGCGCGCTGCGCGGCGAGTGGCCCGAACGCAATGAAACCTGGGCCGAGTACACTGACCGCAAGATCGACTGGCCGCTGATCGTCGGCTGCTGCTTCGGCGTGCTCGGCATGATGGTGGTGCTGGCCGAAGCCTTGGACAGGGGGCTGGCATGATCGGCCGCTTCTTCCGCTGGCTGCGCGCCCAGCACCTGGCCGCATCGATCGTCGACTACGAGAAGGATCTCGCCGACATCCGCGACCTGAAGGCGCATTGCGAGAAAGCCGAAGCCGAAATCCTTGAGCGCCTGAGCCGCGACCAGGTTGCTCTCTACCACGTCACCCGAAAAGGAAATGTATGAATGCCGTCACCATGAGGTGGAACCGGGTTTCCGAAACCGGACTGCCGAAAACCGAGCCGAACACCGACACCGAGTTCATTGTCGCCGTGCACCGCCGCGCGCAAAACCGCGTTGACAGGTTCGCGGCAAGTTTCCTGAACGCCAAGCAGCTCTACTCCGCCGACGAGATGGGCGACATCAACCACGATGAAGGCACCAAGCCGGTCACTGGTTGGTACACCTTGGTTGCCGATGATGCGAACACGGACGCCTGCTGGTGGAACATCATCGACGACGGCAGCGGCGATGAGGTGGTCGCCTGGATGGCAATGCCGCCAGAGCCCATCTTCTTCGTAGGAGCTAAAGAACATTGCGAATTCTGCAATGACACCGGCAAGCTGCCGGGCAGCGACTATCTGGACTGCGGCCACTGCGGCGCGGTCGCCGAGCGTGCCGCGTTGGAAGATTTCGCCTATGACAAATTTGGCGGACTGAATGATCCTGATGATCGATGGGCCATCCATCAGCGCGCCAAAACCATGGGCCGTGCCGCCGCTCTGGCTGAACTGCATCCGCAATGGCTGGCCAAGAAGGAGCGCGCCGACACGTTGGAACTGGAGCGCAACGCCGCCGAAAAGCGTATCGTGTCCAGCACCGACGCATTAAAGCGTATCACCCTGGCGCATCACGCTGCATTGATCGCAGGTAATGGTGACGCCGGCGAGATCGCCAAGCTGGCCGAATATCTTGGCCTCAAGGAAAAACCGGCTCCAGCATCGCAGCCAAGCGACCTGCAAGCGGCGATCCTGGCGCTGGAAGCTGAAAAGGCTGTGCAGGAGCAGCATTACGGTGAAGTGGCAGCGGCGGCGGCATGTGGAAGCGCTTTGCATCATGGCGAGGCCGCATGCACTGAGGGCGTAATCCTCGGCGTCGAATATTCCATCACCCGGATCAAAGAACTGATAGCGCAGAAGCCTCAAGCCGCCTCTCATGCGGTAGTGGGGCAGCAGTGGCAGCCGATTGAGACTGCGCCGAAAGATGGCACTTACATCTTGGCGGTGATGGAGGGCTATATTCCATCGACGGTATGCTGGCGTGATTACTGCTGGATGACCATGGATATGGAAGCGTCCTATGACGATGGTGATTTCGAATATCAGGGCGAGTGGAAATTGACGCACTGGATGCCCCTTCCACCAGCACCACAGCCAGCACATCAGGAGGGAGTGTGAGTGCCGCTGATAGCAACCGAGGGCGGCATCATGGCCGCGCAAAATATCCGGACTGTGATATTGCTGAAATGCGATGGATGCACGAAAGCATGAAAATGTCAGCAGCCAAGATAGAGCGACATTTCGGATTTACATACACCGAAAGCTACATCATAAAGATTATTCGCGGCGAACTGCGAGCAAACATCAAAGCGGAAAAACCAAAGGACTCCCAATGAACAAGATGCGCGACGAATTTGAGGCGCTCGCCCACAAGCAGGGCTACAACCTCACTAAAACACCACAAGGCGAATACGCATTCCCGGCCGCTAATGGCGCATGGTTCGGTTACTGCGCTGCTCTCGCCAGAGTAAGCGCTGGGCAGGAGAAGTGTAATGAAGATGGGCCGCCCGCAGCATCGCAGCAATGCGCCGAGTTGCCGACATTGCCACAAGCAACCGTTTCCACTCGCCATGGCACGCCTTGTTATACCGAAGATCAGCTGCGCGAATACGGCAAATCCTGCTCCAAGGCAGCTAGACAGGTGCCAGCGGGGGCAGTGAGCGATTGCCAGATTGCCCTGAGCAACCTTGTCGAAGCGCTGGATGGCGCATTCATCAGCAGTTGGCAATCGACACATGCATGGAAAGACCAACTCGACGCGGCCCGTGATTTGCTCGCCGCCACTACCCAGGGAGATAAGCAATGAGCGAATTGAGACAGCGCGAGCAAGAACAAGAGGCTGAGTCGGCCCGCATCAATGCCGGGCGTAAGCCGAAATTCGGGGACCGGATGCGGAACCCATGGGCCGGGGAGGGTAACCCGCAACGTGACGGCTATTTTGTGCGTGAAGGTCGCAGGACTGGAAACCTGAATCCAGGCCGATACTATGAGTTCACGGATGGCAACGGTAAGTTTTGGGAATTGCGCGCACAGTTTCCGTTCTTTGTCGACACCCAGCCACCAGAGGCAGTAGCCGACAAGCTGGGTGCGGTAAAAGTGCGAGTCACTAATCTCGGTATCGGCGGCGCGATTCTAGTCAAGGATGTGCATCGAATAATTGACGAAGAGGTCACCCGCCAGTCCAAAGAGAGCGCAGATCAAAGCAGGGAGGCGGCAGTGCAAGAAGAAACCCGCGACGACGAAGACTGGTTCTTCAATCCTAACGACGACTAAGGACGCCATGAATAACATCAGCAAACGAGCACGCAATACATTGCGCGAAGCCGTGGAAGAAGTCAAAACAAAAGGTGCACGGGATATTCCGCTTCCGCCGGACACCATCCTCGCCCTGCTGGACATGATCGACAACGAAGAATCGAACTTGAAAGAAAACCTTACAAGTTCAATCTCGGAACAGATCGACCACCCCGCTGCAAGCGGTGATGTGCCGGATGCTTCGCAGGAATGGGCCAAGCTGGACGGGGCGACTGCCTTCCATCTCATCGAGCGCCACGCAGAAGATTGGGTTGAAACTGGTCGCATGATGGAGTCATGGCTCGCTGCCAGGCAGGCCGCTGCCGCCCACCAGCAGCAAGAGCCGGTGGTGTGGCGTTGCCACTACTGCGGCGCGTCTACGGCTGAAACTTGTGATGCTGTCGGCTGTCATGGGCACCAAGAAGGCAAGCCCGCCCAGCCACCACAACCATCGCAGGACGCGGTAGATGCGCCAGCCATCGCAGAAGCCTTGAAATCGGCCGTGTCGGCCATCTACTTTGACGACAGTTCGGATTATCGCTCTTCACTGTGGGATGTGGTGCGCTCCCTCAATCCGGCGATAGCTGAACTACTGGAAGAAAACCCTTCAGCAGCCTATCACCAAGCCGATGCCGCCGCTATGCGCTCCAACATATCGGGAGGGGAGTAATGGCCTCCGATGTCTTCAAATTCCGGTACCAGGAAAAGATCGAGCCGAAGGCCGGGGAGTTGGTACAGCGCATCATCGCCCTGGTGCACGAGTACGACGGCGAGATGTCCCGTGCCGCAGCAGTCGGCGCCCTGGAGTTCGCCAAGATGGCGCTGATCAACGAAGACGATGGAGGCTGATGTATGGCACCAAACGAAACCATACAGGCCTACATCGACCGTGCACGGCGCGAGCACGGCCGCCTGACGCCCTACCGCCTGGGGCTGACGGTGGGTGAGACTGGCGCCGACGTGCCATGCCCCTATGCGGAGGGATCGCGCGGCGCCAAGAGCTACGCGCTCGGCCTCGAGGTGGGGCGGCGCCACCACGCAATGGACCAGGCTTTCGACGAATAAGCACCTGCCTCCCGCCGATGGTTATAAAATCGAACCAAAGCCAAGATAGGGGAGAAGACCATGCCAAACTCAGCCGACCCACACTCAGAAATCCATGTCCTGCGGGAAAAGGTGGCCCAGCTCGAGCAGGAGAACGTGGAGTTGCGCGCCGCCAAGCGCCTGTTCGAGCAGATGGCCATCATCGACGGCGCTCGACTCAGGAAGCTTGAGCGGGAGTTGCGGGACGCCGGCGGCATCGCCAGCCGGGCCCGCGGCGAACTGCACAAGTGCAGGGCAGGGGAAGTAGGATAGAAAACGGAGGGGTGGCAGAACGGTTAATGCGCCGGATTTGAACTCCGGTGGTCGGGCCGCCCGGCTTGTGGGTTCGAATCCCACCCCCTCCGCCAGTTTCAGGCGAACATCGCCACCAGCTCGGTGGCCGGCACCGTGCCCAGCACATAGGTCAGCTTGACGGTCACCTGGGCCACGCCTTCGGAGACGAAGACGGCAATGCCCCGCAGCGGCGCGGACAGCACATAGCCCAGCGCCCGGTCCTTCAACATCAGCAGCGCGGTCTGCGCCAGGTCCAGAACGGTCGGCGTGAGATAGCAGGTCAGCGGCATGGGCCGAGGCAGCACTCCGGGCAGAGGTTCCCCCCACTGCTCGATGATGGACGGCTGCCCCACGCGGTGCACGCCATTGCCCATATCGCGCATCACAAACCGCAGCGCCGCCCCGCAATCAGGGATTGAGCCACCATCATCCAGTTCTGGAACCATCATATTTTCTCGGTTTTGCGCCCATCTTCCGAGGGGCTGTTTCACTGATTCGACTGTGATACCATTGGTTCGGGTATCGCACCGATACGGATGGCATCGTTTGACCATGTGGTCGATGCCTCCGACATATCACGGTACGGTACGGTGCAAACTGTGACGGTAACGCAACAGGCCATGAGCGAGAAAACGAACTCAACTAAGCGCAAAGCGACGCCAAAGCCCAACCAGGGCGAACGGCTGAACGTGGACACGTCCGGGCTGTCGGAGAAAGAGCGCGCCGCACTGGCCGAATCACTCGTCCGACCAGCTAAGAAGCGCCGCCCCGCAAGTAACAATGTTAATCCGGATCAACAAAAAGTAGGACAAATCGCGGGAAAACACCCGGAGAATGTTAAATCCGGCGAAGATCCACGCTCTAATGAGAATTGGAAAGTCCATAATCTAAAGGGCTTGTCGCAGGAGGCGCGCGATCGCGTAATCGCTGGGGCCCTGGCCGAAGCCGCTGAGGCGAGGATCGCCAAGGGAAACAAGCCTGCCAGGAAGGCCAAGCCAACGGCCGCACCGAAGCCCGAGCAGAAGCCGGAGGAGAAGCGCCCGCCCGGCCGCCCGTCCGACTACAGCCAGGAGCTCGCTGACCGCATTTGCGCCGAGCTCGCCGAGGGTAAGTCGATGCGGACTGTATGCCTCGCCGAGGACATGCCGGCCATGTCGACCGTGTTCAAATGGTTGCGCGAAAGAAAGGAGTTTTCGGAGCAATACGCGAAGGCTAAGACGGAATCCGCCGACGCGATGGTCGAGGAGATGATCGACATCGCTGACGACGGACGCAATGACTGGATGGAGGCGCACGACAGGGACGGCGACTTCATCGGCTACAAGGTCAACGGCGACCATATCCAGCGCTCCCGCCTGCGCGTCGAAACCCGCAAGTGGATCGCCGCCAAGCTAAAGCCGAAGAAGTACGGCGAGAAGGTCGACCTGAACCATGGCGTCCAGCCTGAGAACCCGCTGGCGACGCTGCTTGCCCAGGTGGCTGGCACGCACATGACGCCGAAGTCAGGCAAGGACGACGACTGAGCATGGCATCCACGTCTATACCGACCAGCGAGCGGGAGCTGATCGAGTGCTTGAAGGATCCGCATTGGCGGATCCGCAACCTGTACAAGATCAAGGACAAGCAGAAGCGCATCGTTCCGTTCGTGCCGAACGAGGCGCAGGAGAAGCTGCTGGCAGAGATGCATTGGCGCAACATTGTGCCAAAGGCACGCCAGCGCGGCTTCTCGACGCTGATCCAGCTTCTGGGTCTTGATACGGCGCTGTTCAAGCCAGGATCCGATGTCGGCGTGATCGCTCAGGACTTAGACACGGCCTACGAGATTTTCGACAGCAAGATCAAGCTGGCCTACGACCACCTGCCAGACGTGATCAAGGCCATGGTCGGAGTGGAGAGCAGCACCAAGAGCAGCATCAAGTTCTCCAATGGCTCCGGCGTGCGCGTCGGCACCTCGATGCGCGGCGGCACGCCGAACTTCGTGCACGTCTCCGAATTCGGCAAAATCTGCGCGAAGTACCCGGATAAGGCCAAGGAGGTGCTAACCGGTACACTGCCATCGGTCCCTGACGACGGCATCATCTTCATTGAGTCGACCGCCGAGGGGCAGGCCGGCGCCTTCTACGAGATGTCGCTGGAAGCCAAGGCCGCCAAGGATGAAGGCCGCAAGCTGTCGCCTCTCGAGTTTAAGCTGCACTTCGCCGGCTGGTGGGATGCCGCCGAGTACGAGCTCGACCCGGCCGGCGTACAGGTGTCGCCTGACGACCACAAATATTTCGACGAGGTGGAGGCGGCGATCGGCCGCAAGCTGGGCCCGCGCAAGCGAGCCTGGTACGTCACCATCCGGCGCCAGAACTTCGCCGGCGACAAGCAGATGATGTTCCAGGAATACCCGTCGACCTTCGACGAGGCATTCAGCGTCAGCATGGAGGGCACTTATTACGCCCAGCAGATCGCCGCGGCGCGCAACAACGGCCAGTTCAAGGACCACATACCAGTGCTGCCGGGCGTGGCCTGCTTCACGTTCTGGGATATCGGCAGCAGCGACGGCACGGCGATCTGGGTGATACAGCGCATTGGCATGGAATGGCGCTGCATCCGCTTCAAGGAGGGGTGGGGCGAGCCGTACAGCTTCTTCACGCGATGGCTGCAGGGGCTCGGCCTGACCTGGGACGTGATGTTCTTGCCGCACGACGCAACTCACGAGCGCCAAGGACAGGAGGCCAACAAGTCACCCCAGCAGATGCTGCAAGACCTAATGCCTGGCGTGCGCTTCGAAATAGTGCCGAAGATTGACGACGTGAACTGGGGCATCCAGCAGACCCGAGACGTGTTCCCGATGCTCTACTTCGATAAGAAGGAGTGCAAGGAAGGCATCGTCCACATTGAGCACTACAAGAGGAAATGGAACACCACGCAAGCCTGCTGGTCGCGCGAGCCGGACAAGACTGGCGGACACTCGGAAGCGGCCGACGCGCTGCGCCAGTTCGCTCAGGCATACTCTGCCGGACTGATCAACGTGAACACCGGCGCATGGCGCCGTAAGCGTGCCAACGCACGAACAGCATAACCACCAAGGAGAACGAGATGGGACTGAAACCCAAGATGATCGCCGTCCATGTCAACATGGCCTGCCGCCGGATCGGCGCCGAGTGGCGCGCACGCCAGCGAGGTGCGCAATGACCGGCATGACTGTATCAAAGATCGAATTCGACCCGATTGAGGTGAATAACGGCAGTTTCATCCTGACCGGCCGTGTCACGCTGGCGAATGGTGAAGTGCGGTCCATCTCCGGTAGCGGCATGCACGACGGTGCGGACCAGGAAGTCCGTAGCCAGCGCATCCTGCTGCGAAACGTCATCCATGTCCTGATGGGAGGTGAACATGGATGATCAGCGCCAGCATGCCATCAATCTGACGCGCCACGCCTGGATGCGCGAGTTCAAGGACCTCGCCGTGTTCGGCACCTGGCTTTACAACGGCGATCAGGAAGACCACGAGCCATGCATGGTGATCGTGCCGCGCTATCGCCGTGGCGGCTACAAGCCAGCGTGTATCGCTTTATCCGCGCTTCACAAGTATACTTCGGCGCAATACCTGGAAATGGCCGCACAGCAATTTTGTCGTGACCTGGGCTTCGCCGAAGACTGGGCCAACATCTACAAGATTGCGGACTGCATCATGGAGCACATGCGCGACCTGATCACCACTCCGCCGAACCCGACCCAGGCCGTCGTGGTCGGCGAGGTGACGATCAACCGCAACGGCGTGAAGGAAACCACCGCCGAGGTGCTGGACCACGTGCCACTGGCGCAGGCCTGACAGGCTGACACTCACCAAGGACTGACATGTTCGACCTCGCAGACGACACCATCACCAAGCTCAAGAAGGATAGGACGGGCGACACCTACGGCGCCGGCGAGCCGGCTCCAGCCGAGGTGCCGGAGAACCGCCTGGACGATGATTTCCACCAGCGCCTGCACAACAAGCTGATGGGCTATTACCGCCAGGAGCTCGACCGCCAGTCAGAGAACCGCTGGCAGATGGCGACGGACGAGGAGTACTACGACAATGAGCAGTGGAACGACGCTGAAAAGGCCGAGCTGAAAGAGCGCGGCCAGGAGCCGATCGTCTGGAACTGCATCGCCACGGCCATCGACTGGGTGCTGGGCAGCGAGAAGCGCGGTCGCACCGACTTCAAGATCCTGCCGCGCACGGAGGAGGACAGCAAGCCGGCCGAGCGCAAGACCAAGGTCATGAAGTACCTGTCGGACGTGAACCGCACGCCATTCCACCGCTCGCGCGCCTTCGAGGACCAGGTGAAGGTCGGCCTGGGCTGGATGGAGGAAAGCGTCCAGAACAAGACCGATGGCGAGCCGATCTACTGCCGCTATGAGAGCTGGCGCAACATCATCCACGACAGCTCCTCGACCGAGCTTGATGGCTCGGACATGCGCTACGTCTTCCGTTCCAAATGGGTGGACGAGGACATCGCCATGGCCATCGCCCCCGATCGCAAGGAGCTGATCAAGAAGTCCGTCTCCACGTCGATCACCTTCGGCGGCGGTGCCTACAGTATGCAGGACGGCGACGAGGCCATGGACAGCATCGAGAACGAGCTGGACAACGCCAGTGCGCTGGGCGGCCAGGCGAGCAATGTGCAGCGCCGGCGCGTGCGCCTGATCGAATGCTGGTACCGTATGCCGACCACGGTGCGCCGCATGCGGGGCGGCCCCTTCGACGGCGAGGAAGTCGACCAGTCGAACCCCGAGCACGTCCAGGCCCTGACCAGCAAGGAGGCCAGCGCCTACAACGACATGGAAATGCGGGTGCGCGTGTGCCTGATGACGCCATCCGGGCTGCTGTCCGAGATGCCGAGCCCATTCAAGCACAACCGTTTCAAGTTCATCCCGCTCTGGGGCTATCGCCGTGGCAAGAACAACTTGCCGTACGGCATGATCCGCCGCATGCGCGACATCCAGAACGACATCAACAAGCGCGCCTCGAAGGCGCAGTACATCCTGTCCACCAACAAGACCGTGATGGACAAGGGGGCGGTGGACGACCTGGACGAATTCGAGCAGGAAGTCTCTCGCCCGGACGCGATCATCATCAAGAACCCGGGCAAGGAGCTGTCGCTGAACGTCGACCGCGACCTGGCGCCGGCGCACATCGACCTGATGAACCGTGGCATGAACTTCATCCAGACCGCCTCCGGCGTGACCGATGAGCTGCTGGGTCGCACCACGAATGCGGTGTCCGGCGTCGCCGTCGAGAAGCGCCAGGAGCAGGGCAGCATGGCGACCGCCCGCTACTTCGACAACCTGCGCCTGTCCGAGCAGCTGCGCGGCGAGATCGAGCTGTCCCTGGTCGAGCAGTTCATGACGGAAAAGAAACAATTCCGCATCACCAACCAGCGCGGCACGCCCGAATTCGTGTCGGTCAACGACGGCCTTCCAGAGAACGATATCACCCGCACCAAGGCCGACTTCGTGATCTCCGAGGCCGAGTGGCGCGCCACCATGCGCCAGGCGCAGACCGCCGAGCTGACCGATCTGCTGATGAAGATGCCGCCGGAGGTGGGGCTGGTCATCCTGGACCTGCTGGTCGACACGATGGATATCCCGAACCGCGACGAGATCGTCAAGCGCATCCGCTCGGTCAACGGCCAGCGCGACCCGGATGCCACCGAGCTCACGCCAGAGGAACAGCAGGCCATGGCCGCCCAGGCAGAACAGGCTGCAGCCCAGAAGGCGATGTTCGAAGCCGACCTGGCGGGCAAGGTGGCCGACGCCAAGAAGAAGGAAGCCGATGCCGCCGCGGCCGCCGCCAAGGTCGACCTGACCAAGGCCCAGACCGTCAACGAGAACATGGCCGCTGCCGCCAGCGCCATGGTCGCCGCCACCGCCGTCACGACCATGCCGACCATCGCCAAGGTGGCCGATGGCCTGCTGATGCAAGGCGGATGGCAGGGCAGCACGCCGGTGCCAACCAATCTCGCTGCTCAGGGGATCGGCATGCCGCCGGCGCCACCACCACAGAATGCGCCCGTCCCACCGGGCCCACCCGCTGCACCAAACGGTATGATGCAGGACCAACCACAACAAGGAGCGTAAATGAGCCAACTGCAACCGCATCAACAGCGCGTTGTCGATGAGAAAGCCGAGTTGGACGGCAAGATCACGGCGCTGCAAAAATTCATCGCCAAGTCGCCAGTGTTCGATCAACTCGATGAAGGGGAGCGCTGGCGCCTGACAACCCAATCGCACCTGATGGTGCAATACTCGGCGATCCTGGGCGCGCGCATCGCAGCTTTCCAGCAACCACAACAGCAAGGAGCGTAACCACATGAGCGATGACATCAACGATGGCCTGACCCCGGAGGAGCGCGCGGCGCTCGAGATCAACGACGACGAGGCGCCGAGCGAGCCGAAAGCTGTGGCCGCAGCCGAGCTGGCCGCCGAGGACAAGCCTGCCACCAAAGCCGAGGACAAGCCCGATGAAACGAAACCTGCACCTGGTACTGATGCTGACGCTGGCGGTGATGACGCCACTGCCGCTGGCAAGCCAGCAGCCGAGCCCACCGCAGCCGCACCTGAACCGGAAGCAGCGCCGAGCCAGGCAGCACAGCCTGCCCCAATTCTCGTAGCCGAAGCGCCGTCCGACGCCGACGCCAAGCTGGCGGATATCGCCACCAAGAAGGACGACCTGGCGCAGAAATTCGACGATGGCGACATCACGGCTAAGGAGTACCATAGCCAGCTCGACGCCCTGAACAAGCAGGAGCGCGGCATCGAGATGGCCCAACACAAGGCGCAGATGGCCAATGAAATGGCCGAGCAGCAGCGCCTGAACGCGTGGTACACCCAGGCCCAGGCCTTCGCCATCGAGCGCGGCTACACCGACCAGCGCCGCATGAACCTGATCGACGCCGAGGTGCGCGCAGTGGCCACGGCCGATCCGACCCTGACCGGCATGCAGGTGCTGCAGAAGGCGCACCAGAACCTGATCGACGCCGGCCTAGCGCCGAATGTCGCCGCCAAACCGGCCGCACCGACAGCAGCACCAGCCGCCCAGGCCAAGAGCAAGCCTGTCGAATTGCCACCGTCCATCCACAAGCTGCCGGCAGCGGACGTGGATGACACCGGCGCCGGCGAGTTTGCCGAGCTGGACCGACTGGCCTCGACCGATCCGCTGAAATATGAGCAGACCCTGGCCAAGATGTCGGAAGCCCAGCGCGACCGCTATCTGGCTGCCTGAACTGGTTAGAATAGCGAACGGGCGGTCAGGTTTCGGCCTGCCGCCCACCTCAACCACCTGCATACGCACACGAGCATGCTACGCATAGACCTTAAAGTTGGCCAAAGCATCAAGATCGGCGACGGCATCATCGTTACGCTGGACGACAAGTCAGGCAAGACCGCCAAATTGGCGATCGAAGCCGACCCCTCCATCCGCGTGCAACGCGTGCCGCAGGCGACCGACGCGCAGATTGCCGCCACCCACGGCATCACCGGCAAGCCATGAGTGCTTACCCATGTGCAAATTGGTTGCAAAAACTAAACAGTTAAGGGAAAATCCCACCGCAAGCTGAGCCAACGCTGGAGTGTCGGCTGAGATCAATCTCAACCTTTATAGGGGCACTCCACTATGAGCTCTACCGTATTCGGTACCACCAACCCGATGACCCAGAAGAAGTGGTCGGGTAACCTGGCGGTCGATACCGTCAAGAAATCCTATTTCGAGAACCGCTTTGTCGGCACCTCGGACAACCACGTCATCCAGCGCAAGACCGAACTCGAAGGCGATGCCGGCGACCGCATCTCGTTCGACCTGTGCGTCCAGATGCGCAACAAGCCGACCTACGGCGACGACCGCCTGGAAGGCAAAGAGGAAAGCCTGAAATTCTACACCGACGAAGTGCGTATCGACCAGGTGCGTCACGGTGCGTCGGCTGGTGGCGCGATGTCCCGCAAGCGCGTGGCGCACGACATGCGCACCGTGGCCAAGGGCCGTCTGGGCGACTACTTCTCCCGCCTGTGCGACGAATACTTCATGATGTATCTGGCTGGCGCCCGCGGCGTCAACGAGGACTTCGTGGAGAGCACCACCTTCACCGGTTTCGCCGGCAACAGCTTCCAGGCGCCGGACACCTCCCACCTGCTGTACGGCGGCTCGGCCACCTCCAAGGCCACCCTGACCGCATCCGACAAGATGACCAAGACCGTCATCGAGAAGGCCCTGAATAAGGCCGAGATGATGCAGGCGCGCAACCCGGACACCGCCAACATGGTGCCGGTCTCGATCGGTTCGGACGAAAACTACGTCATGCTGATGAACCCGGACCAGGCCTATGACCTGCGTGTGGCCGACACCACCGGCTGGATGGACATCCAGAAGGCGCTGATCACCGCCGAAGGCAAGGACACCCCGATCTTCAAGGGCGGCCTGGGCATGATCGGCGGCGCTGTGCTGCACAAGCACCGCAACGTGATCCGCTTCACCGACTACGGCGCCGGCGGCAACGTGGCTGCGGCACGTGCCCTGCTGCTGGGTCGTCAGGCTGGTGTGGTGGCCTACGGCACTCAGGGCGGCATGCGCTTCTCGTGGAAAGAAAGCACCAAGGACCACGAGAACGAGCCAGTCGTGGCCTCCGGCTTCATCGGCGGCATCAAGAAGACCCAGTTCAACTCGATGGACTTCGGCGTCATCTCGATCGACACCGCTGCCGCGAACCCGAACCCGTAAGCGATACGGCCCGGTGAATAGCCGGGCCACTTCGCTGTTGAGCGCACCCATTTCCTTACAGGAGCAATACCATGACTACTCGTGTTTCTCTGTTCTCCGGTCGTTACCTGCCGATCCCGGTGGCAGACTGCGCCGGCGACGTAATCGCGCAGGATTACTTCTACGACCTGCCGGCCGCCCAGAATATCCTGAACGACATTATCGACATCGGCGTCCTGCCGGCCGGTCACACCGTGTCCGACGCCGTGCTGTTGTCCGATGACCTGGATAGCAACGGCACGCCGCTGATGGCGCTGGACGTGGGCATCATGTCCGGCACGCCGGGCGACCCATCGGCCTCGCGCACCTGCGGCAACGAGCTGTTCGCCGCCGACACCGCCGTGCGTACCGGCGCCACCTCGCGCATGACCAAGCTGGCCGGCTTCAACATCCTGCCGACCGACCTGGACCGCTCGATCGGCGTCAAGATCCAGGCTGCTGCCGCGACCGCTGCCACCGGCCGTATCCGCATCCGTGTCTGGATGCACGCGGCCGACCGCAACGTCCAGTTCTAAGCCCTGAGCGAAGGGAGCTTCGGCTCCCTTCTTTCCATCACCTATCCGTTTCGGAGACGATATGCACATCGAATGCAAACTGCACCGCGAAGGCGGCTCGCACGTAGAACTGGACAAGACCACTTATCACTTTGCCCCGCAGCTTGATGGCGCCCATGTGGCGCTGGTCGAGCGCGAGGATCACCAGGACCGCTTCCTATCGATCCCAGAAGGCTACCGCGTCTACCGCGGCGAACATAAGCCGGCGGCCAGCGCGGTCGAAACCAAGCTGTATAGCGACGGAACCAGCGCCACCGGCACTGCACCGCTTCCTGATCTGTCTCCAGATCAGCAGGATAGCCTGCTTGGCAGCAGTGAGCACGAAGCCAACTACATCATCCACGGCAAGGATTACGCCATTGGCTACATCGTGGCGCAAGCCCATGCGGCCTCCGGCTTGTCGGTCGAAGAATGGAATGGGCTGGCCGAAGAAACCCGCGCTGACCTGATCGACGTGGAACTGGAAAAGCGGAACGCCGCAGGCCCGCAGGAGCCAGAAGCGCCCAAGCCAGCCGCCGCGAAGAAGCCAGCCGCCGCGAAGAAGTAAGCCATGGGCATCCTGGTAAGTGACCTGATCACCCGCGCCTCTGACCTCATGAGTGATGAGGACCTGGTGCGCTGGCCAGAGGATGAGCGTATCCGCTGGATCAATGACGCCGCGCGCGCCATCGTCGTGCGTCGCCCTGGCGCCCGCGCCGTGCAGACGACGCTGACCCTGACCGCAGGCACTTACCAGACCACGCCCGACCGCACCACCCAGGTGCTGGACGTGATCCGCAACGTCAACGCCAATGGCTCAGCGGGCCGCGCCATCCGCATCGCCGACCGCCAAGCGCTGGATGATGCCGACCCCGACTGGCACAGCGCCGACCAGGAAGTGACGCAGAACTACGTCGTCGACGACCGCGCGCCGACCATCTTCTACGTCTACCCGCCGGCAGTGGCTGGCGCCAAGGTGGACGCACTGCTCGGCCAGGTGCCGCCGGTCGTCACGCAGCCGACCGAAACCCTGGACATGCGTGAGGAGTTCGGCGAGGCCATCGTCGAATTCATGCTGTTCCGCTGCCACACCAAGGACAGCGAATACGCCAACGGCGCCGTCGCCACGATGCATTACCAGGCATTCTCCGATGCTATCGGCGTCCCGGCCCAGGTGGCGCAGGCCAACTCCGCCACAGGGAATAGCCAATGATCCCGAAAGATCTCGACGCCTTCATGCCCGCCATCCGGCCCTATGCGCCGGGCTGCGCCAACGTCACCGCCTTCGCCGCCATCCGCCTAGCCGCGATCGAGTTCTGTGAGCGCACCAAGCTGTGGCGCTGGGAGGACGATTTCGACATCCTGGCCAACGACTGCGAGCAGATCACGACGCCCTACGGCTCGGTGCTGCACGAGATCGACAAGGTGCTGTTCGACGGCAACGAGCTCGAGCGGGCCACGCCGTCCTGGCTGGATGCGGTCGAACCTGGATGGCGCACCGGCAGCCTGACCGGCATCCCGAACTTCGTCACCCAGACCGAGATGAACACCATTCGCCTGGTGCCGGGGCAGGATGGCCATGTCAACATCTACGTCTGGCTGAAGCCATCGGCCGATGCCAAGCAGCTGCCGGATTTCCTGTCGGACCAGTACCGCGAGGTGATCGCCGCCGGCGCCCTGGCGCGCCTGCTGGCCCAGCCCAATCAGCCGTACACCAACATGACCAACAGCTCCGGCTATGCGGTGCTGTTCGAAGCCAAAATCACCGACCTGCTCGGCATGGCAGCCAAGGGCCAGCAGCGGGCCCCGCGCCGCACCCGGGCATCCATTTTTTAAGGAGCCACCATGTCCGCCGCATCCGACTACCTCGAAGCCGCCACACTGAATGTGTGGTACCGCGGCGTCGCGCCCACCTTCCCGACCGGCACCTATGTCGCCCTGCACACGGCGGCACCCGACGAGGCGACCGGCTCCAATGAGGTGACGACCGGCCAGTGGCCGACCTACGCCCGCGTGCACGCTGAGCAGGGCGGCGCCATCGGCACCGGCTGGACCGCGCCGGCCACCGATACCACCGGCAAGAGCATCAAGAACACGAAGCTGTTGCCATGGCCCAACATGAACGGCGCCTCGCCGATCACGATCACCCACGTGTCGGTCTGGGACGCGGCTTCCGGCGGCAACATGCTCGACGCCACGCCGCTCGATACCCCGATCACGCTGCAGGTGCTGGACATCCACGTGTTCGGCATCAACGCCCTGACCGTGAAGATGTCCTAACCCATGCGCTACGCCCTGAACACTGTTGCGATCGATGGCTACCAGACCCTGCGGGGCACTGGCACGGCCAATCTCGCGCTGACAGCGCAGGGCGCCGGCACCAACGCCAAGCGCGGCACCGGCACCGCCAACCTGGTGCTGACGGGCGCGGCGAACGGACAGAAGGCCAAGCGCGGCACGGCGCAGGCAAACCTGGTGCTGACAGCCAGCGCTGGCGCCCAGGTCGCCAAGCGCGGCACGGCAACGGCGGATCTGGTGTTGACCACGCGCCACGGCATTCCGGTACCGAACCCGCGCCCGGATACCTTCCAGCGGGCCCATCCGTCGCGCTTCATCATTGTGGCGCCGGAGTTCGATTACACGCGCGTGGCACCGGACGACAGGACTATCCGTGTCTCGCCCGAGCCGCGCGTTTTCATGGTTTCCCCTGAAAGGGAATTGAATGTTTAAGGCCACCAAACAATCCGGTGACACGCTCGACTACGATGTCGACTTTTCCCAGTGGCTGCCGAAGGGCGACCTGATCACGACCGCCTCCGCTGTGCTGAATGTCACCGGAGAACTGGTCATCGACGCCGTGAGCCTGGCGACACCCATCGTCAAGGTGTGGCTGTCCGCCGGCGTCAACGGCTCGACCTACAAGATCACCGTGACGATTGCCACCAATGGCGGCCGCGTCAAGGAAGAAGAATTCCTACTCCGCATCAAGGACATCTAAATGGCCACTGTTAAATTTACAAACAATGCTGTTTCCACGCTGGCCGGAGCGCTGACCAACGTAGCCACCACCTTCTCGGTGCAGTCCGGCGACGGTGCGAAGTACCCGTCGCTGTCTGGCGGCGACTGGTTCATGGCGACGCTGGTCAAGCTGGTGGCTGGCGTGCCGGTCAACGAGATCGTCAAGGTCACGGCGCGCAGCGGCGACACGTTCACCGTAGTTCGTGGGCAGGAGGCGACGACGGCCACCACCTTCTCGGCCGGCGATATTGTCGAGCTGCGCATGACGGCAGGAGCAACCGACGAGTTTGCCCGCCTGGGCCGCGCCAACGCATTCACAGCGAACAACACCTTCTCCGGCGATAACACCTTCTCGGGCACTAACAACTTCACCGGGGCCAATACATTCACCCAGCCTGTTGCAGTGGCGGACGCTGCATCCGCCGGCCAGGCGGCGAGCAAGGGACAGATGGATACGGCGCTGGCCCTCAAGGCCCCGCTGGCATCGCCGGTGTTCACCGGAGATCCGACCGGCCCCACGCCAGCACAATTTGATAATGACGTTTCGCTGGCTACGACCGCATTTGTCCAGCGCGCGCTGGGCAACATGGCGGCCAACCTGAATGCCACGGTATCGCCGCACACCCTGACCGCAGCCGATGCCGGCAAGCGCATCTCGGCAGCGGTGGCCACCCTGAACCTGCCGGCCACCTCGGGCCTGCCGGATGGCGCGGCGTTCGTGATCTCGCTGGCAGCCGCGTCGGTCAACCTGGTGGCCAACGGCGCCGACCGCATCAGCGCCGGCACCGGGCTGGTGAGTGTCGCCAACGTGACGCTGACGAAGAACGGCTCCTGGCTGTGCGCGATCAAGGTATCCGCCGGCAACTGGGTGCTGATCGGCAGCGCCGTGGAGCAGTACGAAGACCAGTTCATTTTGTCCTCGTCTGCGATCGGCTACCAGAAGCTGCCAAGCGGACTGATCATCCAGTGGGGCAACGTGGTCACCAGCGGCAGCGCGGACCTGGGCGTGTCGTTCCCGATCGCATTCCCGAACGCCTGCCGCTCGATCAGCTTCGGCCATGTTTCGTTTTCGTCCTTTGGCGCGGTGGGCTGCAATGGCGCGCCGACGACCACAGGGTTCAATATTGCCGGCTACAACGGCAGCGGCCGCGTTGCCATCGACGCCCGCTGGATCGCCATCGGCTTCTAAGGAGGGCACATGTTTTACTCGAAAACGACCGGTGGTTTCTACGACCCGGCCATTCACGGCACAGCAATGCCGATCGATGTTGTTGAAATCACCACGGCCGAGCATGCGGCCTTGATGGCCGGCCAGGCGCAAGGCAAGAGCATCGTGGCAGACGGCTCTGGCCGACCGGTGCTCTCCAACCCAAGCGCTGCCGTGGTCAAGGATGGGCGCTGGCAACTTATCAAGGCCGAGCGCGACCGGCGCAAGAATGGCGGCGTGCTGGTCAGCGGAAACTGGTTCCACACCGACCCCGACTCGCGCATCCAGATCATGGGGCTGGTCATCCTGGGCGCTAACATTCCCGTTGGCACGAACTGGAAGACCATGGCAAAGAACCCGGACGGCAGCGCCATCTTCGTGGCAATGACACGCGATCTGGCCAACAGCATCTTCCAGGCAATCGCCGACCTGGACAAGGTTGCCTTCGCCAAGGCTGAGGAGCACCGCGCCGCCATGGAGGCCAGCGGCACGCCAGCGACCTACGATTTCAGCGGTGGCTGGCCGGCCATCTTCGTAGGTTGATATGGCGCGCGTTATCTTCGCTCGACGCCGCAATCTCGGATCGCTGCTGCTGCGCACGTTCATGTGGTCGCCCTGGTCGCATTGCGGCCTGGTGGTTGGTGACAGGGTGATCGAGGCCATCGTCGGCCACGGCGTGGTGGAAACACCACTGGAAGAATTCAAGGCCCGCAGCTCGCACTGGGCGATCATCGAGTATCCGGCATCCCCCAGCCTGGCCGAGCTGATGGCGCGCAGCCAACTGCACAAGGGGTACGACTATCTTGGCGTGCTGGGCGCCGGCCTGCACCGCTACTGGTCGTCGCCGGAAAACTGGTTCTGCTCGGAGTTGGTCGCCTACGCGCTGCACGGTGCAGGCCTGCATGTGTTTCGCCTCGATGCCGACCGCATCACCCCATTGCACCTGTGGATGTTGGACTATCCGATCATCGAGTGCGCGTGAGCCGCTACCTGCATAAGCCCATTCCCCCGTCATCACTGGTTGCCAATCAAGCAACACCAGTGAATCGACAATTTGGAGAATGGAATGACGACACCAGTAGGGGAATGGAACCAGCAGGTGGATGCCCTACGTGCTGAACTGACAACTGCGCCCGTGGGCTCGGTGCTGGCGTTTGCCGGCGCTGTCGCACCCGCCGGATTTTTACTTTGCGCCGGGCAGGCGGTGCTGCGCTCCACATACGCGGCCCTGTTCACGGCGATCGGCACGACGTATGGCGCGGGCGACGGGACGACAACCTTCAACCTGCCAGACCTGCGCGGACGCGTGCCAGCGGGCAAGGACGACATGGGCGGCACGGCGGCCGGGCGGCTGACTACGGCCGGGTCCGGTGTGGATGGGCTGACGGTAGGCGCGGCGGGCGGTGCGCAGACGCACACCCTGACTGCGGCGCAAATGCCGAGCCACAGCCACACTGCACCCTATGACGGCACGAGCGGATCTAACACTGCGGCCAACCGGGTAATGACCACGAGCGGTGGTAACGGAGTAGGCACGTTCACGACGGGTTCCGCTGGCGGCGGCGGTGCGCACAACAACGTGCAGCCGACCATGGTCATGAACTACATCATCAAGACTTGAAAGCGTGGTTTCGTATGGAATGGTGCGATAAAATGCCGGAAGTCAAGACCAACAGGGAGCGCTCATGTCCGTGATCAAGCTGCAGGCATTCCAAGGCGAGGCGCCGCGCGTTTCGCCGCGGCTTCTGCCGGACAATGGCGCCCAGATTGCCCGCTCGTCGCGGCTCGAGAACGGCGAGCTGGCACCGATCCGCAAGCCTTCTGCCATCTATCCGATCCCAGGGGCGACGCCTGGCACGATCAAGACCATCTACAAGCATCTGGATGACTGGCTGTCCTGGACCACTGCGGTGAATGCCGCCCCGGGGCCGGTGGCGCAAGACCGCCTGTACTACACGGGGGATGGCGTCCCCAAGATGCGTGTCGGCTCCGGCGTCGGCGCGGTGGTCTATGACCTGAAGCTGGTGGCACCGGTCGGCGCACTGACGGCAGCGGTTACCGCCGGGCCTCCCACGTCGATAACAGCCACCCGTCTCTACGTGTACACGTGGGTGACGGATTTCGGCGAGGAGTCTGAACCGAACCCGGTGTCGAATGCGCTGACCGTTTCGCCCGGGCAGACGGTCACCCTGTCCGGCTTCTCCAGCGCGCCAGCCGGCCGCAACATCACCAAGCAGCGCATTTATCGCTCCCAGACCGGCACGTCCGGGGGCACCAATTTCTATTTCCTGGCCGAGCGCGCCGCAAGCAACGCCAACTACGTTGACACCATCCCGGTCAACGACTTTTCCGAGCCGCTGCCATCGGCCGATTTCAATCCGCCGCCCGACACGCTGAAGGGATTGGTCGCCATGCCGAACGGCATCATGGCGGCGTACACCGGCAAGGATCTGTATTTCAGCGAGCCGTGGCAGCCGCACGCCTGGCCTGAGAAGTACGTCCAGACCACCGACTACGACATCATGGGACTGGCCGTGACGGGCACCATGCTGGTCGTGTCGACCAAGGGCAAGCTGTATGTCGTCTCCGGCACTGCCCCGGACACCATGGTGATGGAAAAGCTCGAGCTCAACATGCCAGGGCTGAACCCGCAGGGGATGGTCGACCTGGGCTATTCGGTGGTCTACCCGTCGACCGATGGCCTGGTACAGGTGACGGATGGCGGCGGGGCATCGCTACCGACCGGCGGCCTGTTCACGCGCGACCAGTGGCTGCGGCTGGAGCCGTCGACCATGGTGTGCGGACAGTTCTATGGGCGCTTCTTCGGGGCCTATTCCTACATCGACGATGACGACATGCCCCAGGCGGGGATGATCATCGTCGACCTCTCCGGCCAGGACAACTTCATCATTGAAAGCCCGTACAAGCCGGACGCCATGTTCTACGACCTGCAGAGCAGCGCGCTGTTCATGGCGATCGGAGCCACCATCTATGAGTGGGATGCTCGCTTTGCCGGCAACGACATCTTCACCTGGCGCTCCAAGGCCTTCGTCTTGCCGGCGCCGACCAATTTCGGGGCCATCCTGTTCGAGGTGGACCAGCGCGACTCGCAGCAGGCGCTGATCGCCTACGAGAACGAGGTGGCCGCCGTCAAGGCCAGCAACATCGCCCTGTTTGCGACTGGGCGACTGGGTGGGGCACTGAATGCGTCGGCCATTAACACCTATGCTGTGAACGGTGATGCGCTGCAGCCCATCCCGCTCGGCCCGACTGCGACCGTGAACCTGTACGCCGATGGCGATTTCTATGCGTCCATCACCGGCGCCGGCGTGATGCAACGCATCAAGAGCGGCAAGCTTGCGCGCCAGTGGGAGGTGGAGATCACGGGCAACGTGGCAATCAAGGAATTGACCATGGCCACCACCGGCCAAGAACTGCGGAGCATCTGATGGGGTATCCTGGATCCAGCAGGCAACGCCCTTCCGGCGCCAATCGTGCCACAGCCGAACGGCTGGAGGCGCTGGTCGGCGAGCGCCGCAATAACACGCCGGAACAGCGGGCTGTCATCCGGGAGGATGCCGCCGGGTTGGGCACCATTGCCCTGAAATCCACTACCGTCAGCGCCGCCCCCACGGCTGCCGAGCACAATGCGCTGGTTGAGGACGTGCGCGCCCTGGCCGCTGTGCTCAACGCCGTGGGGGCGAAGATCACCTGGAGCTGAGCCAAATGCGCCGTGGCCTTCTATTTCGCTTAAAATGGTGGCATTTTGAAACCACTGGTTTGATCATGACAACCACCCTGATCTACGGACAAGAGGAGCGCCTGCTACCCTGGGCCCAGGAGCGGATCGGCACCGGCCCATTTCGGCGCGACGCCTACTCCATGGGATTGGAGAAGAATGGCGAGCTGGTCATGGTGGCAGTCTTCGACAATTTCTCTGCCCTGGACTGCAACGTGCACCTGGCATCGGACGGATCCCGGCGCTGGATGAACAAGGAGCTGCTGCTGTCTGTCTTCGCCTACGTGTTCGTCCAGCTCAAGCTGAACCGCATCACTGGAATGGTGCCGGCCAAGCGCACCGACGTGATCGAATTCGATGAACACTTCGGCTTCGTGCGTGAGGGGCTGATCCGCAAGGCCATGCGGGACGACGACATCGTAATTCTCGGCATGCTGCGCGAAGAGTGCCGATTTATCACTGAGGAGCAGCGCAATGCGGCATGAATTTAACTTCTGGGCTGACTCCGAAGACAGCTTCGAACACGAAATCGCCCACGGCCACATGGGCCGCCAAGCCACCAACCGGGCGCTGCGCAAGCACCGCATCCTGGTCGGCGTGCTCGAGATCGGGCGCAACGTCTGCTTCAAGAAGGACCAGGCCGCCGCTCCGCCACCCGACCCCCAGATCGGCCAAGCCGCCACCATGAATGCCGAGTTGGGCAACAAGTGGCTGGACTTCTCCAGGCAGCAGTTTGCCGCAGGCGAAAAGCGTCAGGATGTCTACGATAACCTGATCAGGCGCACGGTCGACTCCCAGATCGATACGCAAGACAAGGCCAATGCCTGGGCGCAGCAGGACCGCGACCAGGGCCAGGCGGGCAAGACGCGCTTCGACCAATTGGCCGACCAGGCGGCGGCGCTGGGCAGCAAATACGAAGGTCAACTCCAAGGCGATGCCGAAAAGTTCGGCCAGCAGGCGCAGGGCCAGTATGATTTCGCCACCCAGCAGCAGAACCGCTACAACTCGACCTTCGCGCCGATTGAAGACAAACTCGCCAGCGACGCCGCGAATTGGGATAGCAGCGAGCGCCTGGCGTCGGAAGCGGCCAAGGCCCGCGGCGATGTGCTTGATGCGTCGGCACGCGCCCGCGCCACGTCGGCGCGCTCGATGGCGGCCATGGGCGTCAATCCCAACTCCGGCCGCTTTGCCGGACAGGCGCGCACCGACGCCATGAACGAAGCACTGTCCGCTGCCGGCGCCGAGAACCTGACACGTGACGCCGTACAGATGCAGGCGCAACAATTGCGCGGCCAAGCCGCCGGGGTTGGGCAGCAGGTACTGGCCAACTCGGCCACCGCACGCGGCATGGGGCTGCAAGCCACGCAAGCAGCACAGAATGCACGGCAGGCAGCCTCTGGCGCCGCCACCGCCGGCCTCACGCAGGAAGGCCAGTTGCGCGCCTCTGGACTGGGCGCCGCCGGCGTCGGCTACCAGGGCCTGGGCGTCGGCCTGACCGCCGGCAACTCGGCCGTCGGCAACCAAGGGGCGGGCCAATCCAGCTTCATGGCCAACAATTCCATCATGAGCCAGGGCTTCCAGGGCGCCATGGAAGGCTACAAGAACCAGGGCAGCATCCTCAATAACCTGTACGGCACGCAGGTGAGCGCCGCCAACGCCGCCGCAGCCGCCGGCGCGCAAAAGCAGGCCGGCACGATGGGCGCCATTGGTACCGTCGCTGGCGCTGCCCTGATGGTGTTCTGATGGAGATGATTGCCTCCACTCTACAGCGCCACGAGCGCATTGCCCTACAGGTTTCCGGCGGGCGCGACTCGATCGCCTGTCTGTACCTGCTGCGCCCCTACCTGGACCGCATCACGGTCTACTGGTGCAACACCGGGGCCGCTTTCCCGGAAACCGTGTCCACCATGCAGAAGCTGCGCGCCCTGTGCCCGCACTTTGTCGAGATCGACGGCCAGCAGCCGGACGCGATCGACCGCTTCGGCCTGCCATCCGACCTGGTGCCGGCGACACATACCCCGATCGGCGTCTTGGCCGAGGGCGAGGTGCGCCAGTTGATCCAGGACCGCTATTCGTGCTGCGCCAACGTGATCATGCTGCCGCTGTACCGGCGCATGGTCGAAGACGGCATCACGCTGGTGATCCGCGGGCAGAAGGGCGCCGACCGCTTCAAGTCGCCGATCCGCTCCGGCACGGTGGAAGATGGCGTCGAATACCTGTTCCCGATCGAGGGCTGGTCGAGCAAGCAGGTGATGGCCTACCTGCGTGAGCAGGACGCACCGATCCCGCGCTTCTACGAGATGCTGAACGGCGCGCCGGATTGCATGACCTGCTCAGCCTGGTGGGAGGAGGGTGCGGCCGCCTATCTGAAACGCTACCACCATGCTGCTTATCAGGAGGTGCAGAGCCGCCTGAACGTCATCAGCGACGCAGTGGCCGGCAGCATCGCCAACTTCAACAAGGAAATCTCCTGATGCGCCCACCCTTCAACCTGGAAGCGATCGACGCGCAGACCGGCCCAGTAATGGCCGCCGGCCACCGCATCTTCCAGACCCATAAATATGCCGACACCGACGCCGGCCAAGTCGCCTACCTGCTCGAGCAGTTCCAGGTGCCGCCGGGCGCGCT